CAGACTGGTCACACGGGCAACACTGGTGTGACTGGTCCCACTGGTTTCAACGGTACCACTGCCAGCTTGAATGTCACCGGCGTTGCGCTGGTCAACAGCTTGGTCAGCAACACCAACGTGTTTGGCTCAACTGCACAGACCAGCGGCACAGCACTGTTTAATGCTGTGGTCAGCAACACCAACGTGACCGCGGGCACGCTCAACACCACGGGCACAGCAGTGGCCAACGTGTTTGCCAGCAACGTCTACGGTTTGTTTGGTCAGAATGTCACCGTTAACAGCACCAATGCTGCTACCAGCACTGGAACGGGTGCGCTGCAGGTCAAGGGTGGCATAGGAGCCACTGGCAACGTCTGGGTAGGTAACCTCTTTGTGGCTGCTGGTACCACAGCCACTGCCAGCATAAACTTCACCAGCGGCAGCTTGATGACCACGCCTACTGCAGGTGGCATGGAATATGATGGCAAGATCATCTACGCAACACCAAGCGATTCTCAGCGCGGCGTAATGCCTGCGGAACAGTGGTATGAGCTGGCACAGCTGCGCACGCTGCCTCTGACTAACCAATCACCTGCATCTGCTGGTGCTGGCGCCAACGTGTTCACGCTCAGTGCCAACGTGTCGGCCAACACTCGCTATGCTTACGAGATCTGGGCCAGCGTGCTCAGGACTCAAACTGGAGCTGGCACAGGCGGCCTTCAATATGCTGTAGCTGGGACTGCCACGCTGACCGAACACAACTACGTGGCCTACACCAACACATCAGCCAGCAACGTAACCATAGCTGCCACCAACAGCATGTACAGCAACGTCACAGCAGGATTCAACACCTTTGTCAGCATCACGGCAAGTCCCGGTGCAGGATCGTTCAACCATGCGTTCAACATCAAGGGCGTGATAGGCGTGAGCGGCAGCGGCACAGTTACGCCCCAGATCACAATCAGCGGTGGTGCCGATCCCACGGTGTTCCAGGTAGCACCAGGCAGCTGGATGAGGATATACCCCATAGGCAACACCACCAGTGGTAACCTAGCCGTGGGTAACTGGAGCTAGTCTCCAGTACCTGGGAGCGGGCTGAAATACTTCTCAAACTTGTTGGGTTCACCATCATAGTCCCTGGCATGATCCTCATGCGGGCGAGCCTTGGTGACCTGAGGCCATGTCCTGCTGTACTCGTCGTTGAGATTGAGCCAACGTGTGAGATCCTGTCGCTTGTCAGTGTCTGGACGGATCGCATCGGCTGGACACTCTGGCTCGCAGACGCCGCAGTCTATGCACTCGTCTGGATTGATCACCAACATGTTCTCGCCTTCGTAGAAACAGTCCACTGGGCATACCTGCACACAGTCCATGTATTTGCATTTGATGCAGTTGTCTACGACCACGTATGTCATTGTTGATCCTTGGCTTGATGTACAGTAATTATATCAGCTGTTGCGCTGCGGGTCAAGCTGCCAAGCCACATAAGGTGGTGCTCGCCAGGGTATGTTTCGTTCGGTCATCACAGTCTGCAGCACTGCTTCGGGCTTGTCAGCAGCTTCTATCCTCTGTCCCAGATCTCTGATGCTGCCATAGTTCCAAGCAGCATGCATCATGTCAGCCGGCGCTATGCCAAACTGATCGCAGATCCACAGATCCTCTGGGGCTATGTGTGGCGCATGCGGCGCCATAACTCCTGGCACATGAGGCGCTGTGTAGGCACCCTGATCAAACCACTGAGGTATGTGAGGACCCAGCTGCATCACCAAGTCCGTGCGGGTGTGCACTATCCAATCATAGCTGTCTGCCATATAGATCAGGTCCAACGCAGTCTTGCTCTGGTAATACATGTTGAACACAGGGCGTATGTCTGCGCCATTGGGCAGCGTCTCGAGCGCAGTGGCACGAGCTATCTGTGCTTCTGTGGGTTCAGTCTGCATGATCACGTTGTCAAACAGATCCTGACTCAGCAGCTCAGTGGCGCGTTGGTCCTTCCATGACCGCCATGTGGCCAGATAGGTAGTGACGTCTGCGTTCTGCACTCCTTCAAACTGTGCCATGAACTCTCGCACGCGCTGTGCCGTGCTGGCCACGGTGGGACGCACTGGCCCCCTGAACAATACAGCTATCTTTGCCCTGCGCGGTTCCATGTTTTTCTCCGAATATTGATCTATATTGCTGCCGTGCAGCCTAGATCACTAAATAAATTCACTTTAGGACCTGGGTATACAAGTGATCCAGGAGCAGGGGGTTTCATGCAGTGTACAACCTACCTCTATCTGGCACAGAGCCAGCTCCATTCCGACGTGCCACCTTCGTTGACATGCATCATGTGTGGCACATCGTGTACCATGCCTACTCAGCTTATATCCCGCTGCTAGGCCGCACACCACCAACGTTTCTCGAGGATTTTGACGGTCACATAGCTGCCAAGAACCTGTGGCTCAGAGACAGCACAGATGGCGTGAATGCCATGGTTGTGTTGACTCCCGCTGATGATCATCTCATGATACAGGCACTGTGCGTGAATCCTGCCAGCCAAGGGCAGGGACTGGGCCAACAGACCCTGGCATTTGCCGAAAGCCGGGCTCGCACGCTGGGATTCTCAGAGCTGCGACTCTACACCAACAGCAAGATGTCGCGCAATCTCAAGATTTATAGGCAGTGGGGCTTTCGCGAGACTCATCGCGAAAGCTATGACTGGGGCAAGCGTGTGCATCTGCGCAAGATGCTCAAGGCTGCGCGAGTGATCAGGATGCGTCGGCCAGCCTTGCTTCCAGTAGCAGCCTAACATTTTCTGCTAGATCGCGGTCATAGCCAGCGTCTGTGTCGTTGAGAGCGGGCAGGTTCTTCAGCGCCCAGACCCAGTAATCGTCTGGGATCTCAGTCAGTGCCACACCGCGATACTTGCCAAAGGGCCAAACTGCGATCTGGATCGTGCTCCAGCACAGTGCATGTAGCTGACTGCCAAGGTCGGCGTCGAGGCTTAGCAGGTCTTTCTCCACACCAATGCTGATCAAACGTTCCAGCAGCAGCGCACACATCAGCGTATCGGCACCAGCCCTGTGGCTAACATGGCTATCTGGTACAGGCAGATCCAACAGATATCTGAGATAATTGAGACCGTATTCGATATCTCCAAAGTCGTGACCCAGGATCTGCTTGCTGAGCCGCCATGTGCAGATCCAATCTGATTGGTCACGCGAGCTAGCCACGTCTGCTGCGCTGCCACAGCGATCCCAAGCTGCAGCCAGCACTGCCTGGTCATAACTGCAGTTGTGTGCTACGAAGTACTTGGCTTTATCCCAAGCTAGCATGTCTTTGATTTCTTTGGTGCATTGATCCCAATATGGCTGATCTTGGATCATCCTGGGGCTAATGTTGTTCTTAGCGCTGGCAGCCGGAGGGATGCCCTGGCGTGCGTTGAACAGCCTGTCTCGGATAACCCAACCATTGCTATCGTCAAACCTGGCACTGGCCAGTTCCACGATCTCTGCTTGTTCGGCTATGAGATTGGTAGTTTCAGTGTCAAGTACCGTGACTTCAGTGAGGAATTTACGTGTGTTCATGCTGTGAATATAGCACGGTTATCCGGCACTGTCTACCGTTATTGTATGAAGAACGTGTATTGGTTGTAGTAGTGGAACTGCAGATAGTAAGCGTTCTGCATGTTGTCTATGTTCTGAACATTCAACCAGTAGGCAGGGATATCGCCCGTGCCCAGCTGATTCACGTTCAGAGGCATGTGTGCCTGCGCGGGCTTAGCTTGGTCCCTGTTCAGGGTATCTGCGTAGTAGCACACGGTGCAGCCAAGGCCGTTGAGATTGATGCGGTTGCCTGCCATGCCAGGTGGTATCACGTTGATACCGTTGGGATCTATGCTGAGCCACATCAGCATGGTACCCTGCTGCTGGCTCCAGAACGTGCTTTGGTTGCCAGTGACCACGCACTGCTGCCAATCAGGCGCCAGCCTCATGGGCCAACAGTCAGTTTGGCTGGCTGGTATGGTATATTGGAATGTGGGGCTGTAGTCCTGTCGGATGTTCACGCCCGGCTGTGTGAGAGGTAAGGGATAGTAGACCATGCTGATATTTATGGGCTAAATATCCAACATCAATCCTGCGAGTGCCCATGAGCGTTTATTCATATCCCGTAGTTAACCAACAGGGTCCAACAGGCCCCACAGGTCCCCTTGGTGGTCCCACAGGTCCTGCTGGCGCGCCCGGCACGGCTGTGAACACTGGCGCTACTGGTCCCACAGGGCAGCAGGGTCCTCAGGGTGTGGCTGGCACGGCCACTAACACTGGCGCTACTGGAGCCACAGGACCGCGAGGTGCCACGGGTGCACCTGGTACCGCAACCAACACAGGTGCCATGGGTCCAACTGGGGCAACAGGTGGTCCAGGACTGCGCGGACCTACTGGCGCACCCGGATCAGCCACGCTGACCGGCGCTACTGGACCCACGGGTTATACTGGCTACACAGGTCACACAGGTCCACAGGGACCAGGCAGCACTGTGAGCGGCCCCACAGGGCATACAGGACCTACTGGACCAGCCAGCATCATCACGGGCCCCACTGGATGGACGGGCAACACCGGACCTACTGGACCAGCCAGCGCTGTCACGGGTCCAACCGGTCCAGGTGTGGGTTCTACTGGACCCACGGGTGCAACTGGCACCACGGGACCCACGGGCAGCAGCTTGCCCAGCATCACCACTGCCAGCGTGACCACCAGCAGCTTGGCCAACGGAGCCAACGCTCACGTGTTTGCCAGCGGTTTCACAGCCTATGGCCTGTTGAGCATAGAGACCAGTGCAGCTGCCTGGATCAGGATCTATACCAGCAACGCGGCGGTCACGGCTGACCAATCAAGGACCCAGGGCACAGATCCCGCGCCGGGCAGTGGTCTCATAGCCGAAGTGATAAACACAGGAGCCAACACGCAGGTCATATCTCCTGGCAGCCTGGGTTTCAGCAGCGAGATCTCACCTGCTACCAACATACCGCTGTCAGTGACCAACAACAGCGGCAGCACGGTGGCCATCACAGTCACTCTCCAGCTCATACAGTTGGCGTCGTGATAGACATGGTGAGCGCATTGGTATATAATGTGGCGAGGAGCGCGATCAGATGGTAACACCAATCCCAGCCACAGGCACGGCCATCAGGATGGGCGGTGTGTGGGCAGCATACACAGCGGGTGCGCTACCACCTGGGGGAACCAATGTGAGCCTCAATGCCATGCTGGGTGTCAGCAAGAGCGGGCTGAGAACAGCAGGCCAGATCACTCCTTTGAGCGCAACTTTTGGCGGCAGGATAGGACCATTCAACTACGTCTGATATCTTGACTGTGACATGCTCAAGTCCTACACTATGAGATAATCACAGTGGAGATCAGCATGGAAATCGCACGCGCAAGAGACTTGTTGGATCGCATAGCCAGCAGGTCTGACTATGAGTTCCGTAACTTTGAGATGGAAGCACAGGGCAGCTGGCATCGCCAAGTGCGTTATGCCCTACGGCAGAAGGAGCAGCTCACCGACAGCATAGAAACACTTAACTCTGAGATTGACAGCCTACAGGCTGAGCTGAGTGCGCAGCAGCGCAAGATCACCGCAGAGATCAACCAGCTGGCACGACAGCGCCGCGACGCGGAACAGCAGCTCAAGCAGGTGGATAGCTGGATCGATACCTACGATGACGCAGAATTTGAAGATGCTGTCAGTGGGTTTGAAGGCAGCGAAGGTGACAACTGGAGCGAGGTGCTGGGACGTGAAGTTGGTGTTGAGCTGCTGAGCGACAAGCAGACCAGCAAGCAGAGCCTGGGACAGCTGAGCTTGTTGCCTCTGGCAGACTACAAGAAGAGCGTGATCATCACCAACCAGTTTGCTACCTTCCTCAAGAAGACCGCTGAACAGGCAGAGCACAGCGCTGGCATCAACAGGCCCAATACCCTGCCGACTGCTGCTCCTGTGGCAGAACCAGCAGACGACCCTGTGGTCGAGACCAAGGCAGCACCAGCCAAGACCGTGGCCAAGAAGACCAAGCGCAGCTGACGATGAGCAGCATGATTCGCCGTGCTCGTGCTCGCACCAGCCAGGTCAGCATCTGTGTGCCCTGCCGTGACAGCGTGCACGCAGCCTTTGCCTTTGATCTGGCCAAGCTGCTGCAGCACTGTGCCATGGCAGGCCTGGAGGTGCTACCACATTTCCACATAGGCACGCTGATAGTGAACCAACGTGAGCAGCTGGTCAACATGGCCCTTGAAGCTGGCAGCAGCCACGTGCTGTGGCTAGACAGCGACATGATGTTCCCACCTGACACTGTGCAGCGTCTGCTGGCACATGATCTAGCCTTGGTAGCGGGCAACTACGTGACCAGGCAGTATCCACACAAGACCGTGGCCTACACTCAGCTGAACGATTGGACCAGCTATGTGATCAACGATGGCACAGAACCAGACCTCACGGCAGTGCAGGGCGTGGGCATGGGCTGCATGCTGGTAACCACTGATCTGCTGCGTGAAATGGCTGCGCCCAGGTTCCAGACAGTCTGGGTCCCAGAGTCAAGTGACCACATGGGCGAGGACTTTTATTTCTGTTCACAGGCTCGCCAGCTAGGACACGAGATATGGATCGATAATCTGCTTAGCAGGGATCTGCAGCATCTGGGAACCGTGGCTTTCAATCACAGCATGGTGAGGTCAGGGCTGCTGTGACCGTTAAATAGTGGCACAGGAGCACGCATGACCTTCCAGATATTCTCAGAGCTGAAACCCACGCAGTATGTCACAGTGCTCATGTACACGGCTCCTGGTGGCAGCAACAGCGGTGCACAGGGCAGCTTGCTGATAGTGAACCAAGGCAATCCAGAAGTCAACAGTGGCAACATTGACTTGGATCTTGGCCGAGACAGTGACTACATCAGGGTGGGAATTAGCAACAGCTTGGTGCTATCAGATGATGGATTCATAGCCTATGACACCATGGTCCCGCCAAATCACATGACACAGCTGCAGGGACTGTGTTTGTCCAGCGGCAGCTGTCTTTTCGTGTACAGCCAAAAGGGCCAAACCAGCTTTGTGTACACTGGTACTACTGTTCCTGCCTAGCTGACTTCCTTGCCATCGCTGTAGAACTCCAACAGGCCAAGGCGCAGCACGAATGGGCTGCGTTTATTTCGTCTCCTCATGTGCATCACGTAGCCAGTGGGCATCTCCACTTCCATCTCAGCGTCTTGCTTGCGTATGATCACACCCTTGACCCTGCGTTCCGTGTCGCTGCACTCTATGTAAACCCTGTTCTTTGGCGGTTTTTCCTTGAGCATCTGTGATCCCTTCTGCGAGCAGTGTGTGATCTCTGTTATCAGAACCGCAAGTTATATCGCAGCATAGCCACGCCCTGCGTGCCAGCCTTGGCATCACCGTCCGGCTGCAGCCTCAGTCCCGCAGCTACCGTGAGCTTGCTGCGCTCGCTGAAGCTGTTGGTCCAGTAGGCCTGTAGATCCGTTTCCGTGCCAGTACCCACCAAGCTTATCCGCTGTGGTTGATAGCTGATGTTGCCATCAAAGTCACGGCTCACTGGCAAGCTGAGATTGGCCGAACCACTGATGCTGTGGTTTGGCAAGCTGGCCACGAGACCCAGCCTGTCTGACTCTGCGAACACACCCACCTTGCTGATGCCCAGCGCAGCACTGGCCAGCACCACTGGTTCCGTGCCACTGACCAATTGGTTCACGCCCGCCAGCTTGCTGATGCCAAGGCTACCGCTGGCATCCAGCTGATAGCCTGATCCCAGCTGCCATGCATGGCCCAGGCTAGCAAATGCCGTGTCGGCACCAGTGGCCAAGCTGCTACCCACAGCAGCCTGCTGCCCATAGAGGCTGTTTTCTTCGTGCACCATGCCCAGCTGCAGATCTCGCCACTGATAGAACGCACCCATGATCCTGGGCTGTGACAGCTGTTGCGGCGTCAGCAGTGGATCTGTGCTGTCAGGTGTTTGGTGTTGGCTGTACCATACCGTAACACCCTGGCTGCTGATCAGCAGCTTTTGGTCCTGACCCATGCTGAGGTAAGGGTTACCAAGGCCCGGCAATGGCGTGACTGGAGCCAATCCCTGCGCGGCATTGGCATCATCCACCAAGCCTACCTTGAAGCCTGCGGCTTCTTGGACCAGGCTTTCCTGTCCAAACCTGGACAGCTGCGCTGTGAGATCCACTGTGCTTCTGCTGCTGGTCATCACGCTGTTGAGACCTAGGCTATAGGCGCGTCCATAGTCGTCCAGCACCATCATGCCATTGCCCAGGGTGTCAACGTGACCAAATGTCGAGGGCAGGCTGAGCCCGCCTAGGGCCAGAGGTATGCTGCTGCTTTTCACGTCCGAGCCAGTGGGTATGACCACGGCACCCTGCGGTGCGGTGGCAGCAGCAAGATTGATCATGCCCTGCCCGTATATGGCAGAGTTGGCATAGATTCCTGTCTTGTTGGCGGTGCGCAGCAGCAGGCTGGTGATCTGCTGTCCAGTGAGATAGGGCCACTGCTGAATCAGCAGCGCGATACCACCGCTGACGATCGGCGCAGCAAAGCTGGTGCCGCTGCCCAGGGCCAGCTGGTTACCATAGAGGCCCACGATGTTTGAACCCGGGGCTGTGAGGCAATAGCTGGCTGCTATACCGCATCTGTTGCTCCAGCTGGCTATGGCGCCGTTGGTGTCAGCAGCTGCTACCACGATCCAGCTGCCCAACAGCTTGCTGTTGATGCTGGGCAGGGTAGCATAGTAGTCTGGGCTGCTGGTACCGTAGTTGCCTGCGGCAAACACGTTTACCACGCCTCGGGCCGAGGCTTTCTCGTAGGCACTGATGGTCGCTGCGTTCTCTTTGAGCACAGCAGCAGTGCTGACCTGGCTCATCATGAGGTTGGTGCCCCAGCTGTTGTTGAACACCCGGGCACCGTTGTTGGCAGCATAGTTGATGCCCGCTGCCAGCTGGCCATCTGTCCAGCTGCCCTGACCCGAGCTGTTCATGACCTGTATGGGCAGTATCTTGGCGCTGCTGGCCACGCCATACATGGTCATTGCAGTGCCCTGTGTTTGAGTGTTGGCAGCTATGAGGCTGCTGACGAAGGTGCCGTGACCATTGCCGTCAGTGGTAACGCTACCACCAGTGTAGATGTTGTAGCCTGGCCCTGCGATGTTGCCCGAGAACTTGTAGCTGCTGGCGTTGATGCCCGTGTCAAACACGCCCACGGTCACGCCGCGTCCCGTGAGACCTCGCCCAATAGCCGTCTGCAGGTTGATGAACGGGTAAGCCCAGCTCACATAGTTCTGTCCGATGGGCACATAGTAGGCACCGAGGGTCTGTGTGTCGGCCCAGCTCTGGACAGCGCTGAGAGCCAGAAATGCGCAGGATATCAGCATCTTCTTCATGGCAGGACTCCTTTCCATTACAGCAATACTAACACAGATCTGTGCTTTCACAAGCGAAAAGATCGGCTAAATAAGCACATGAAACTCCAAGATCTCGCCGAATCCAAGCAAAAAGAACAGCTAGAGCTGATAAAATTGCCCTATGCCATGAGCGCACTTGAACCCATCATGGAGCGCAAGGTGGTGGAATTCCACTACAGCGTGCTCAGCAAGGGCTATGTGGATCGCTACAACCGGGGCGAGGGCGATCCAGGATTCAACAGGGCAGGAGCGCTGCTGCACAACCTCTGGTGGCCACAGCTGATGGCACCCAAGCTCAACAACAGGCCTCGAGGCGCTGTCGCTGATCTCATGGAAAAGACACAGGGGGGCTGGGATGAGTTCAAGGAAACGTTTACCAAAACCGCGCTTGACCTTCAGGGCAGCGGTTGGTGCTACATGGCCAAGAATGGTGAGATCAAGACGCTGAAGAACCAAAGCTGGCGATCAGACGTGGTCATGCCCATTGACCTCTGGGAGCACAGCTACACTCCATTCACGCTGCGCAAGGACTATCTCAAGACCATATGGCGCATCATTGACTGGAACGTGATCAATCATCGCCTGTCTGCCAGCACGTAGTCCCTGCCCGACACAGTCATGGGCACTGGGGCTCTGTGAGATTCGAACCAATCCCAGCCACGCTTGAGCTCTAACCAAAATGCCAGATTGTGATCATGTGTCAGACCCAGCATGCGCCAGTCAGTCATCCTGAAAGGGTAGATCTGCAGCTGCACTGACTGCTGTCCATAGCGTGCGCTATCACGCACAGCAGCATAGATCTCTTCCATGCTGGCATCTGTCATGGCATAGCAGCCTGCGCTGCTGCAGCCTCCGTGTATCATCACGTCACTGCCAGTGTAGCCCCAGTTGCGATCAAACTGGTTGGGATAACCAGTGTTGATGCTGAGATGCTCGCGGCTGTGTGGGTTCAAGCTGCTCACAGTGATGCTGTAGAAGCCTTCTGGTGCCTGTCGATCTCCCTGGCGCCGCTTGGGACCCAGACCACCGCTGAACCTGCAGATGGGATAGGTCTTGGCAAGTATCCATGCACCATCTCGCTGCTGTCGCCACAGTTCCAGCTCGTGGTCTTCCTTGATTATGCGCAGCAGCACTGCCCCCTGTGCGTCCACGCCCTCGGGCTGAGTGTTGATGCTCTGCTGCACGGTTCCTCGCCGAGGATCATGCCGATCAAACTGCTGGACCTCGGGTACAGTGCTGAGGCTGGCACAGCCACCGAGCAGCGTGGTTAACAGGACCACCCCTGCCTGCCGCGCGTTCATTGGTCCAAGATCGCTGACAGGATGTCCTTGGCACGCTGTGGGTTCTTGAGACGCTCCAAGGCTTTGTTTTCAATCTGGCGCACGCGCTCACGAGTGACGTTGAAGCGATTGCCGATCTCTTCCAAGGTATACTCTCGCATGGTACCGATGCCGAAGCGCATGCGCAGCACGCGCTCTTCTCTGCTGCTCAGTCCTTCCAACACACCGCCTATTACCTCGGTGATCTCTGCCTTGGCGATCTGCTCAAACGCATTCTCAGATTCCGTGTCTTGGATGAGATTGCCCAGCTTGCCCTCTTCTTCGTCGCCCACGGGCGTCTCCAAGCTGATTGGATCCTTGGCCACTCGCAGCGTGCGATTGATCTTTTCCACGTCACAGTTCAGCATCTTGGCCAGCTCTTCCACGCTGGGTTCATGTCCCGTGACAAACAGATGTTCCTTGGTGGCTTTCTGTATCTTTTTCAGCGTGTCCAACACGTGGCTGGGGATGCGGATGGTGCGATTGCTTTCAGTGGCTGCCTTGATGATGGCCTGTCGGATCCACCATGTGGCGTAAGTTGAGAACCTATAGCCCAGCTGCCACTTGAACTTCTCCACGGCCTTGAGCAGGCCGATATTGCCCTCTTGGATGAGGTCCAGCAGCTGCCCACCGTTATAGCTGTTTTGGTTGTACTTCTTGGCCACTGAGATCACCAAGCGCAGGTTGGCCTTGGCCATGGCTGCGATGGCATCGTCCTTGACCTTGCTCTGATGGCGCAGCACTCGCACTGCGGTGCGCAGCTCGCCCACTGGCAATCCAGCAGCGTCTGCCTGTTCCTGCATCATGCCCACCCAGTGTCCGATCTCGTTGGCTTTCTGCTTGAGCTTGTCCCACTTCTTGCCCTTGGTATCCTGCAGCCATGTCATGTGCTCATGGCCCACATAGCGTTCCAAGAAGTCATTGCGATCGATGCCACAGTCCAGCGCTAGCCGCATTAGCGCACCATCGCCCTCCAGCAGCTTTTTATTGGTTCCCTGCAGGCGCTCCATGATCATGCCGATGCTGGCAGGCAAGAGATTCAGCTCATTGAACGCGGCAATCAGCTCGTCCTTGGCAGCTTTCTTGCTGGTATCGCTGAGATAGCTGGCACAGAGATCGCGCACGCCGGTCAGCTGTGTGTTGAGCTCTTCGCTGAGCGCGCCATCTTCGTCGCCTTCAAGATCAAACACCGTGTCAACGGCTCTGGTGCCATGCTGTATGTCAGCGATCCAACCGTCGATGGTCTGCACAGTCATGGGCACAGCAAACAGCGTGTCCATGATCAGCTGCTTGCTGCTTTCGATGGTCTTGCTGAACTCGATTTCCTTGGCATGGTTCAGCAGTGGTGTCTTGCCCACTTCCCTTAGATACAAGCGCACGGGATCGCTGCTGGTGCTCTCGCTGCTTTCTCGTGACTTAGCGACCTTCTTGCTGGGCTGTTTAACCATGTGATGCCTGCTCCTGTGTGCGTGATGGTGGTCGTGCTAGCAACCAAGCTAGCATGATCTGTGTGGCCTGTCAAGTGGATTTGTGTCTAGCCGCCCCTGGGACCAGCTTTGCGGATGACGTTCTTGGGTGCGTTGTAGCTGTTTTGCTTGTGCGAGTTCTTGAAATCGCTGCGCAAATTCTTGGGATCTGGCTTGTTTATCTTGGGTAATATGATAGTGGTTTTTGGTTTTTTACCATCCGTCATCTGTCTCTCCGCTGCACCGTTACCTCTATTATATAGCGGCGTGATCTGTGGTTTACAACGAGCCCAATCAAAAATATAATGGAATCTCCGCACTGGCCTAAGGTTAAATATCTGATGTCTCAGCTCATATTATGGAACATGCCAGCCACATATGATAGCACAGCCAGTGCTGTGAGACCTCTTGGACCACACAAGCTGGCTAGCTGGTTGCGGCAGAATGGATATGCTGTCAAGGTGATAGATTTCGCAGGCTGCATGAGCCTGGCAGATCTGGTTGCCATCACGGAAAGATGGATCGATCACACCACCCTGGCCATAGGCGTCAGCACCACTTTCTTCCCCAACGAAGATCCTCAGGCTAGATCGTCAGGCCAGGCCATAGAACAGGCATTGCCCATGCCAGATTGGGTCAGAGCAGGCCAAGCTGCTGTGGCGGCCAAATACCCTGGCCTGCGTTGGGTCATGGGCGGAACTCGAGTCAACCAATTTCTACAGCCTGGCTGGACTGGTTTCACGGGTGCCGGCGAAGATCAGATGCTGGCATGGTTGGATGAGACCAGCCAAGCAGCTGGTCAGACCAGGCCACGGTTCGATATCACCACCAGCTGTGGTCCCGTGTTCACCGACGACGATCACATAGATCGCTGGGAAGTGATACCGATCGAGCTGGGCCGTGGCTGCATGTTCCGCTGTAGGTTCTGCAGCTATGAATATCTGGGCAAGACTCCTGGCACCTATCTGCGCAGTGCTGACAGCATCAAAGCTGAGATCATGCACTACCATGAGCGCTGGGGCGTCACGAGGTTCTATTACATCGACGACACTGTTAATGAAACAGTGGAAAAGGTGCGCATGCTCAGGGACATAGCTGCCAGCGTGCCCTTTAGACTGGAATGGATCGGCTACATCAGGGCTGACTTGGTATGGGCACGCCCCGAGACTGAACAGCTGTTGCTGGAAAGCGGCCTGCGCAGCACTTTCATAGGCATAGAAAGCTTTGAGTCCAACAGCAGCAAGATGATAGGCAAGGGTTGGTCAGGACTGCACGGCAAGGAATGGTTGCTGAAGATGCAGCAGCGGTGGGAAGGCAAGATCAACTGGGCGCTGGGACTGATAGTGGGTCTACCTGGACAGACAGAAGCACAGCTCGAAGCTGATGGCCAGTGGTTGATTGACAACAACATGAACAATTGGCGCTGGGCTGCGCTGTGGATCAGTCCAGGCATGTTTGAAAGCGAGTTCAGCCGCAACAGTCAGAAATACGGTTTCAGCTTCCCTGATCCCACTCAGAGCTGGGAGTGGGCACACCAAGAAAGTGGCTGGAACCTGACCAAGGCACGCAAGCTGGTCATGAAATACACTCGCGCACATCGACCACTGATGAAGCAGGCTGCTTGGCCACTGGGGGATTGGGCTAGCCTGGGATTTGAACTGGATCTTCTCATGCAGGAAAACTGCAAGACCAGCCCATACCTACCCATCCTAGCAGAGCGCAAGCTAGCGTTCGTGGAAAATTACGTTGCCCACAGCCTGGCTTGATAGATCAGCCCAACTTTATATGCTATAATAAATCACGACCTTGGAAACGATCAGTGGCAGACAAGCAACGCATAGATGAGCTGGCACCCCTGATGGACGCGATCAGTCCTACCTTCTGCTTGGCCAAATGGCATCATACCACCATATACCTCCACACCGGCGAGACCCACAGCTGCTATCATCCAGCTCCACATGCCATAGACGAAAAGCGCATTGGCTGGGACCCTGGCGCCCTGCACAACACTCGCGAGAAAAAGGCAGAACGTCGCCAGATGCTGAACGGGGGCAAGCCCAAGGGCTGCGACTACTGCTGGAAGATCGAAGACATGGGCACAGGCTATGTCAGCGATAGGCACATACGCAACAGCACCATCTATCGCCCTGAACGCTTGGCAGAGATCACTGCACTGGGTGCCAACTTTGATGTCAAGCCCGAGTACATAGAGATCAGCTTTGGCAACGAGTGCAACTTCAAGTGTGGCTACTGCCATCCCAAGGCCAGCAGCAAATACTACAACGAGATACGAGACCACGGTCCCTATGTCATGGTCAAGAACCATCGCTGCGACATAGATTGGCTGCACATACGCGAAGAAGATTCCAATCCCTTCGTGGATGCTTGGTGGCAGTGGTGGCCGCAGATCAGAGACACTGTGAACATCATGCGAGTCACTGGCGGCGAGCCTCTGTTACACAGCAGCACCTGGCTGCTGCTGGACGACCTGCTGGCCAATCCCATGCCCAATCTAGAGCTGAACATCAACAGCAATCTGGGAGTCAAGCCCATCCTGGTGGAGCGCATGAGCCGCAAGGTCAGACAGCTCATGGATCACGGCTGCATCAAGAGCTTCAGCCTTTATACCAGCATGGATACCTGGGGTCCACAGGCAGAATACATACGCACAGGCTTAGACTTGGCGACCTGGGAGCAGAACCTAGACACCTATATGACAGTGAGCGGCCAGATCGTCAGCTTTATGATCACCTTCAATGCGCTGAGCGTGCCCAACTTCCAGTCACTGCTGGTCAAGCTGTTGGAATGGCGTGCTCGATATGCTCCCACACATGATCCCAAGCCCAAGATACGCAACGTGCGGTTTGACACGCCCTATCTCAGAGAGCCACTGCAGTATGACATCAACATACTGCCCAAGGCAGAATTCATGCCCTATATGCATGCTGCGTTGGCCTACATGGAAGCTCACGAGGATGACGAGAACAAGCAGGCCTTTGGCACCCTGGAGGTAGACAAGTTCCGACGAGTGGTGAGATACATGGAGACCACTGCGTACACAGAGGATAAAATAACAGAGGGCAGGCGAGACTTCCATGCTTGGTTCACGGAGCATGATCGCCGACGGCACACGGATTTCACGGCCACTTTCCCAGAGCTGGTTGAATTTTACAGGGAGTGCGCTCAGATCCATGAACACTGATGATCTCATAGACTCCAAGAAGAATGAAGTGTTCTGCATGCTGCCTTGGACGCACATGCACTTCTGGCCAGATGGCCGCACCATGCCCTGCTGCATCACGGACCCTAACACCAACGTGTTGGGCAACTTCAACGATCAGACCATAGCACAGCTGTGGAACAGCGAACTGATCCGCGACATGCGACGCAACATGCTGGCAGGTCGACGCAGCCATGCCTGCAGCAAGTGCTACGAGCAAGAGTCAGCTGGCGTGGAAACTCTGCGCATCAGCAGCAATGCTGAGCTCAAGCAGCATCTGCCCTTGGTCTCGGAGACTGCTGATGATGGTGCTCTGCCTCGCGTGAACCTGGCATACCTGGACATACGCTTCAGCAACATCTGCAACCTGCGCTGCAGGACCTGTGGCCACGGTCTCAGCAGTGGATGGTACGACGAGTACAAGGCTCGCTGGCCAGAATACAGCCAGCCCCGCATCATGAACATCAACAAGTCCGGGGACTTCTGGGCTCAGCTGCTGCCGCATCTGGACCACACTGAGCATGTGCACTTCGCAGGCGGTGAGAGCCTCATGACTGACGAGCATTATCGCATGCTGGACCATTGGATCAGCCGAGGTCTCAAGTACGTGCTGCTGCGCTATACCACCAACTTCACGGTGCTGAACTACAAGAAGCGTGATCTGTTCGAACTGTGGAAGAACTTCAACAACATCAGGGTGGCAGCTAGCTTGGATGGCAGCCATGCTCGCGGAGAGTATCTGCGCAAGAACATGGTGTGGAGCGAGGTAGTGGAGAACCGCCGCCGACTGATGCGAGAAGTGCCTAAGGTGGTGTTTGCGATCACGCCCACCGTGAGCCTCATGAACGTGCTGCACCTGCCTGACTTCCACAGGGAATGGATAGAGCTGGGCCTGCTGGAACCCCAGCATGCACGGCTGAACATACTGACCTGGCCCAACCACAGCAGCGTGCGAGTGCTGCCCAGCCATCTCAAGGACCAAGCGCGGCACAAGATACGCGAGCACCAGACCTGGCTGAGGTCACTGGGCACGCCAGACTGGTATGTCAGCAACTGGGACAGCGTGATCAACGTCATGGACAGCAGCGACGACAGCCACCTCATCCCTGACTTCCTCCGCGAGACCAAGCTGGTGGATGGCATGCGCAAGGAAAGCTTCTTTGACACGTTCCCCGAGCTGGCCAGCATGGATCCTGATGCCCGGCCCCGCTCAGTGCCCGCAGCGGCTGTGCCTTCAGCAGTGACTACTGGTGCTCAGCTGGACAGGATAGACTGGAGCGGCGAGCCAGTGCTGTTCATCACCTGGCAGACCAGCGATGTCTGCAACCATCGCTGTGGCTACTGCAACCCTGGCAACTATGGCGGCACACAGCCCAACACTGACATCAAGGCCTACCAGCGCAACATGGCCACCATGTTGGCTGCCATGCGCGACCGAGGCTTCAAGAGGATCAAGCTGTTCCTCAGCGGAGGCGAACCCACGCACTGGCAGGGGCTCATACCCATGCTGGACTGGTTCAAGTTCAGCAGCGACTATGACGTCACGGTGGCCATCAACACCAACCTCAGCAGGCCCACGGTGTGGTGGGAGAGGTTCCACAGTTACTTCGACGACGTGGTGGCCAGCTACCACCCCGAGTGGGTCAAGCACGAGCAGTTCATGGCCAATGCCAAGTACTTGGAGACCAGAGTCAACTACTTGGCCATACGCATGATGATGGCCGAGGACCACTGGGATAGCCAGATGGCGCGTGCTGATGAGATCTTTGATGCCATGGGTAACGTGCACATGGAATACGTACCCATACTGGCCGAGATGAGCACTGCGGCCGAGCCCTATGACTACAGCGACAAGAACAAGATAGACTGGCTGATGAACAACAACCTGCGCATCAAGCAGACGCTGACCAAGCCCAAGAACAGAGTGGGCAGCACAGCCACCATGGAGCATTGGAGCGACGGCACGGTGCAGCCAGTGAACAGCAACAGGTTGGCAGCAGAGCGCGTCAACTTCTTTGAGGGTTGGCAGTGCGATCTTGGTACCAGCATCAACATAGGCATCAATGGCGACATAACCCTGGGCAGCTGTGGCGTCAGCGGAGTCATAGGCAACATCTCTGGGCAGCTGAACCTGGACAGCCTGCCCGTGACAGTGACCTGCAGCAAGCACCACTGCCACTGCGGCACTGACATCTGCATCCCCAAGAGGCGCACATGACCACTGACAGCTTCTGCGTGATGCCATGGCGCAATCTCAACACCACTCCCATGGGCCAGTGCAAGCTCTGCTGCAACATACAGGATTTCAAGGTCATACATGAGGTGGGCGGCACTCCCTTGAACTGGGGCACCAACAGCCTCACGCACATCTGGAACGGTGAGCACATGCAGGGCGTGCGGCAGAAGATGCTGCAGGGTGAACAGGTCAGCGACTGTGGCATCTGTTATGGCATCGAAGCCAGCGGGGTAGCTAGCCCACGGCAACTGGCCAATCAAGCACAGCCCATGGATAGATCTCTGCTAGGTAGGATCAGCGACAGCTTGCCTGTGAGTTTTGAGCTGCGGCCCAGCACTCGCTGCAACCTAACCTGCGTCACTTGCTGGAGCGGCAGCAGCGACAGGGTGGCTGCACAGAGGCGTGAGCTTTTGGATGATGACAACACAGTGCTACCGCCGTGGTTGGCCAAAGAATGGCACAAGGAGCTGCGCATCAACAAATCAGATGGCAGCGAAGAATGGAAAAGCGATGGTGATTACATAAGCAGGTCGCAGAGCCTTGACAACTTCAAACTCATGGCACCAACCCTGCAGCGTCTGTATATCACAGGCGGCGAGCCAACCATGGATGCCAATATCTATCAGTATCTGGACATACTGCTGGAGGCAGGCAACACTGACTGCGAGGTCAGCTTCACCACCAACTGCACCCTGTGGAATCCCAAGCTGATACAGCAGCTGAGCCAGTTCAAGACAGAAGTGCAGATCAGCATAGACGGTTTTGGTGCGCAGGACGAATTCATACGGCAGGGCACAGTGTGGAGTGAAAAGGACCAAAACTTCCGTCGCTATCTCAGCAGTGGCATGGCACAGAGCATCAAGATATTCACGGTGGTCAGCGCACTGAACTGCCTCAGCATGCGACCTCTGCTGCGGCACATCAGCTACACGGTACAAGAGATAGGGACCCCCTGCATATGGTTCCCCATAGTCTTGGATTTTCCGCCATATCTCAGCGTTGAAGCTGTGCCACTGGCAGCTCGGCAGTCTGCTTGGCGCGATCTAAAGCGCAGCATTCCTCAAGGCCCCTGTGACATGCATCATGGCATCGCGTATGCCCAGCAGGTGGTGACCAACAGGCCCTTTGACAGTGATCTCAGCCTGAGGCTGCAGCAGTGGTTGGTGTTCAAGCGCACAGCGCATGGCATAGACACTGCTGACATATTACCAGAGCTCACGGAGGCCCTTGTTGCCTGTGCCTGAACATCCCAGCTTCTGCGTGCTAGCCTACAACAGCCTCAGCCTGGATGGTCCCGGCCGGCCACGTCTATGCTGCAACAACCACGGCCACTGGAAGGACTTCAGCAATCCATTCATCACTGACATCACTGAACCCTTGGAAGTGCTCAACAGCCCGCTGCACAAGGCCGTGAGGCAGAGCATCGCTAAGAGTGAGAGACATCCAAGCTGCAGCAAGTGCTGGCAGATCGAAGACACTGGTGGTGTCAGCTTCAGGCATATCTGGAACGGTGTCTACAGCGATCTGGGATACAGCTGCCAGCCGCGTGCCACGGCCAGCGACGGCACGCTGCTGCCAGGCAGTGACATACAGTATCTGGACATAACCTTTGGCAATAAGTGCAACCTAGTGTGCCGCATGTGCAACTGGGCCAACAGCCACCTGTGGACCATAGACAACATCAAGCTGGGCAGGCATGACAGCTATGCTGATCAGCGTGCCTCACACCAGCAGTGGTTCGAGGATCCCAGGGCCATGGAGGTGATACTCAGCACGCTGCCCACGGTCACGCACATCAACTTCCTTGGCGGGGAACCGCTGATCATAAAGCAGCATCACGAGATCCTTGAAGCCTGCGTGGCGCAGCAAGTGGCACATCGCATCAGCATCAGCTACAACACCAATCTCACGCACATGCCCAGCCAGCTGCTGGAGCTGTGGCAGCAGTTTGGCCACATAACCATCAATGTCAGCCTCGAAGCAATCGGCAAGGCCAACGACTACATACGTCAGAACAGCAGCTGGGCAGACATCATGCGTAACCTACGTGCGCTACTGAGCATAGCAAAGCACCAAGAGACCATGAAGATCGACATACACACCACGTTCGGTCTATACAACTGTTTCAGTGCTGCTGAGCTGATAACATGGTGCAGGCAAAGGCCTGGATTGGGTGGGCTGCCATTCGTGAACGTGGTCTATCATCCCAGCTACCAAGACGTGAGGCTGCTGCCAGACAGTGCCAAGCGCACGGTGCGTGATCAGATACTAGCCGCGCTGGAGGGCATGCAGCAGCATCAATATCACGCATCCTGGATAGCGGCACTGAACCACATGGACCAAAGCAGTGACTCGGTGTCTGCTCATCGCAACCCCGGATGGCCCACTGACCTGTGGCTTCAGTTCTGGCATGACGCTGGCGAGATAGATCGGCTCAAGAACAGGGCCATGGCTGATCACTTACCCCAGCTCTGGGAGCTGCGACCATGACCGTGCACTGGGTGTTTGACGATCCCACAAGGTTCAGGACCATGACGGCCTGCCCAGTGACCACCCTGGGTGTGAGAGATCACTTGGTAACTGGTAGGTTTCCCATTGCCAATTTCTTCCATTACTGGCGCAACAACTTTTGGAACCGATCCGACGTGGTATGGCAGCACAGCAGCGTCGCCGATCGTCCACGCAACTATGCCTACAACATAGGCACGTGGCAGGATGCGCAGTATTGGACCGGTTGGCAGGGCAACCAAGTTGGTTTCGACTGCTTTCTCAACCACGTGCCGCCAGAGGTCATGGCCGATGCTCAGCAGGGCCGCGCGCTGTTGGTCATAGACAATCTCAACGAAGGTTTCTATGAACCGAGGCTCTATGAGTATCTGCATCAGTGCTGTGCAGAGTATGCGCTGCCTCCCAGCTCGCTGTGCTTTCTCACTGGCAATGATCTTGATCACAGAGGCTATGCTGAATGGTGCGACGGTCTTGGCATCAGGGCTCGCATCACCATCATTGGATTCCCGCACCTGCTGTACATGCAGCAGCTGAACCTACGAAACAGCACGCGACTAACCTGGGAAGATCAGATAGCTGCCAAGCGAGACGGCAGGCCAATCAGCCTTTACAACTGCCTCAACAGGGTCAGCAGGCAGCACCGCGAGCTCATGGTCATGAAGCTGATCGAGTCAGACCTACATCAGGAAGGCCTGGTCAGCCACAACCAGCTATGGTATCATGGCTGGCCAGACTGGGGCGTGCCGGAAGCTGTGATCAACAAGGCTCAGGCCACGCTGCCACTGATAGTGGATGACGCAGACTTTGGCAACAACAAGGCCATGCACATCAATACCAGCATCTACACCAACAGCTGGTTCAGCGTGATCAACGAGACCCATGCCTTTGACGAGCCACACAATCTGTTCATCAGCGAAAAGCTGTGGAAACCAATCTGGGCGCTGCAGCCGTTCATGGTCTGGGGTCACCAGAACACGCTGGCACTGCTGCGCAGCTGGGGCTTCGAAACCTATGGCTGCCTCTGGGACGAGATCTATGACAGCCAAACCGATCTAGCCAGGTTGGAGCTGATACTGCAGAACCTGCGCGAAGCACGGTGGCACAGGGACAAGCTGCACTGGTGGATGCGCTGCCGAGAAGTCTGCGAGCACAACCAACAGCTGTTCTGCGGCATGGATTGGTTCAACAGCAGCCACCATCAGCAGTTCCTTGCTGCCTATCGTGGACTAAACAGCTGATGAAGAAACTCTATCTCTCGCAGATCAACAACAGCTTTGGTGGGCAGGCCTTCCTGCCCTATTCAGTGGGCATGCTGTGGAGCTACGCAGCAAGCCAGCCTGACATCGCACACAGCTATGAGCTGGGCGGCCTGCTGTTCCTTCGCGAACCCTTGGACACTGCGGCTGATCGCATGGTGGACCCAGACGTGCTGGCTCTCAGCTGCTATCTGTGGAACTGGAACTATAACATGGCACTGGCCAAGCTGGTGAAGCAGAGATATCCCAGCTGCGTGATAGTACTGGGTGGACCAGAAGTGCCCAGCAGTGGTTTTGATTCCGAGATCACGGTTGCTGACTATCTGGTGCATGACGAAGGCGAGATCACTTTCGTGGAACTGCTGCGAGTGATCAGAGATGGTGGTGATCCTGCTGGTGTGCAGGGCATCAGCTATCTGCGAGATGGTGTGGCTCACAAAACAGAATCTCGTGCGCGCCTAGCAGATCTCTCAGTGCTACCAAGCCCTTATCTCAGTGGGTTGTTCGCTAAGCTGATCCGAGAAAATCCGCAGATAGCTTGGCATGCCAGCCAAGAGACACATAGAGGCTGCCCCTACAGCTGTACCTTCTGCGACTGGGGATCAGCTGTGTACACCAAGATACGGCAGTTTGACACAGCTCGCTTGGTCAGCGAACTTTCTTGGTTTGGCACCAACCGTATCGATCTGCTCTACAACTGCGACGCCAACTATGGAATCTATGCTCGCGATCTGGACATCACTGCTGAGATGGTGAAAACCAAGCAGCAGTGGGGCTATCCTCAGAAGTTCCGTGCCAGCTATGCCAAGCGCAGCGATCAAAAGGTCTTTGACATAGCCAAGCTGCTGAACGATGCTGGCATGAGCAAGGGTGTGACGCTGAGCATGCAGAGCATGGATCCACACACATTGGGGATCATCAAGCGCAAGAACATAGCCATCGAAGACTTCCGACCCCTGGTTGATCGCTATAGGCAGCAGAACATAGCAACCTACACAGAACTGATAATAGGCCTGCCGGGCGAGACGCTGCACAGCTATAAACAGGGCATCGAGACACTGTTACAGGGTGGGCAGCACGACAACCTAGTGATCTACACCTGCATGGTGCTGCGCAATTCAGAGATGGCAGATCCCAGACACATGGCTGAGCAGGGCATACGAAAGCAGCGTGTACCTCTGATGGACAATCACAGCAGCACTCGTCCAGATGAGATACCGGAATACAATGACATAGTGATCGCGACCAGCAGCATGCCTCATGACGATTGGCGAGCTGCCTATAGGATCAGCTGGATCGTGCAGGCACTGCATTGCCTTGGTCTCACTCAGTATCTGGCCATGGACTATTGGCGAGTGAACGGCAGCTATACCGAGTTCTATGAGCGCTTGCTGCGAGCACACCGTGACCAACCCACACTGCTGGGCGCACAGATTGCTAGGATCGATCACACGCTGGATCGCATGCTGGATGGCGCCGAGGATCTGGGCCAGAGCGATAGCCGTTTCGGTGACATCAACTGGCCAGTTGAAGAGCTGACATTCCTGCAGCTGCGATCAGACAGCACTCGTTTCTATGCTGAGCTTGTGCCTTTCCTGCGTGATTGGATGACCGATGATCACATCGCAGACGCAGTGCACTTCCAGCAGCAGTGGATACTGGGACCCGATCACGAGACAGATGAAGCACACAGCTATGGCCATGACATACCCAGCATGATCACTGCCGCGCTGCGCTGCACGCCAGGTCCAGTGCTACGGCAACCAGTATCCGTGAGCTTTGAGTCCGCATCCTATCCCCGCAGCAGCCAAGACTGGGCGCGACAGATAGTTTGGTATGGCAGGAAACAGGTGTTACACAAGAGGAGGATACATGAGATTGCTTGATTGGCTTTTGTCCCCATACCGGCGCTGGCGTAGCTGGCGCAGATACCAACAGCGCATGTCTGAGCTGCGCAAGCGCGATCCGTTCATCTACAGATGAGCACGGCCAGGCTCATAGCATTTGGCGACAGCTGGACCTGGGGCAGCGAGCTGCGAGACCCAAGCATACCAGGCTTGCGCGAGGACTTTGACCATCGAGACAGTGGCTATAGGCTTGAGCATGTGTGGAGCAGCTGCCTCGGTCGTGCCATTGGCAGAGATGACGTGATAAATCTAGCTTGGCCTGGCTGCAGCAATGACACCATTCTGCGCAGTCTCACCGAGTGGCTGATCACACAGGGATATCTGCAGGGCCAGGACCCGAGCAGGGATCTAGTAGCCATAGGTTGGACCAGCCCTGAACGCAGAGATTTTTGGTTCCATGACGTGGATGATCCCAGCTGCGTCGATCGGGGGTGGTTGACCATGTATCCCATGTGGACTCACACCTACAAGCATGCTGCAATCAACAGGTTCAGCAGAGAATACGTGCGGTATTGGTGGCATGCTGCGGAATACATGCATCGCTATATCAACACCATACATCGTGCTCAGCAGCTGCTAGAGGCCGCAGGCGTTGAATACTTCATGTTTCAGGCCATATACCACCATCATCAGCAGCTGATCACCGAATGGAATGATCAGCAGTATCAGGTCCAGCACGAGCTGAAGATCAGCGACGCAGACAGGCAGATATGGCAGCTGATAGACGGTGATCGATTCATGCACAAGGATCAACCTCTGGCCACGTTTCACAATCACATAATCGGAGACCGTGATCCCAGAGAAGTTCTGCTGATCAGCCATCCCAACGAGCTGGGCCATCGACTGTGGGCTGATCATATCTGTGATTGGTTGACGCAGCGATGAGAGCAGCTGTTTTTCTCAGAGGCCACAGGCGTACCTGGGATCAGACCCGCGACGCCATGACCCAGACCATGTCAGCCATCTGTGACCAAACCCACTACTATATCTGCCAATGGCGCACAGACAGCTGCAGAGATTTCGATGCTTACAGAGACATGCAGATCATGCATGCGGAGCTAACAGGTCCCGAGCATTGGGATATCGCAGACAACATCAACAGCGCTACTGCGCCTAGCTGGCAATCGCTGCGTTGTTATAAAGCTATGAAGGCCACTGGCATTGACTATGACATGATCATCGATACCAGATCAGATATCTGGATATCGCCCACTGAGATCAAGATTAGCCTGCCTCGGCAGGGAGAGATCTACACCACCAAGCTGGAGAATCCCTGGTATGACAGTGTGATGCCTGGCATGGAGGATCACTTGTTTGCTGCCGAACCAACCACCATGGGTATATGGTGCCAAAGGCACCTGAGACCACGCAGTGACATCAGCTTCAATCACTGCATACTGTGGCAATACTGCGTGGATCTAGGGCTTGAACCAAGGCAGATACCGTGGTTATTGTCACGGTTCGTGCGTCCAAACGTGGGCCATGCACCGCAGCATGACAGCGGGTTGTTGAGTACCCTGCAGCATGAATGGACAGGCCTTTCGCAGCAAGCAAGGCTGGCCCACTGCTTGGCTATGGGCATCGATCCCAGAGAATATGCGGCAGAATATCACATAGGACCATGTTAACACTTGCTGAACTGGCCGCGCGAACCGCATAATTATCTCATAGCCGGAGGACAGACATGCGCGTGGGTATGATAGGTTTGGGCAAGCTGGGCTTGCCTGTGGCAGAGGCCATGGCAAGAACACATGATGTCATGGGCACTGACATACGACCAGTGACCACTGAACGTGTCAAGCTGGGCACCTTGGCCGAAGTGGCTGCTCACAGCGAGATACTGTTCATAGCAGTGCCAACACCGCACGACCCGGCCTACGATGGCAGTGCTCCCACCAGCCACTTGCCCAGCAAGGATTTTGATTACAGCACCGTGATCGCTGTGCTGCAGCAGCTAGAACACTGTGACATCGAAAACACAACAGTGGTGCTGATCAGCACAGTGCTGCCAGGCACGCTACGCAGGCAGCTGGCTAGGCATATCAGCAAGACCAACTTGGTCTACAATCCCTATCTCATAGCCATGGGCACCGTGGCACACGACATGGTCCATCCAGAGATGATACTGATCGGCACGGCCACTGGCACAGAAGATGCTGCCGTGGAACAGCTCAGGGCATTCTATGCGCCCATGATGCAGAACGATCCCAGGGTGATCACAGGCACCTGGGAAGAGATGGAAGCCATCAAGATCTTCTACAACACCTTCATCTCAGCCAAGATTGGCCTGGTCAACATGATACAGGACGTGGCCGAGAGAGTGGGTAACATGGACAGCGACTTGGTTGCCCGTGCGCTGGCAGACAGCACGCAGAGGATCATGGGTCCGGCCTACATGAAACCAGGCATGGGCGACGGTGGACCCTGCCATCCCAGAGACAACATAGCACTGCGCTGGTTGGCCCAGCGCTTGGACCTGGGCTATGATCTGTTTGACGGCATCATGCGTGCTCGCGAAGTGCAGGCCGACAACCTAGCACGCGAGCTGGTCAGCCACAACCTACCCGTGGTCATACTGGGCAAGAGCTACAAGCAGGGCGTGGATCACACAGACGGCAGCTATAGCCTGCTGGTTGGACACTGCTGCGAGTCCAGAGGTGCTGTGGTCAGCTATGATGCGATCAGCCTGGCCCCAGCTGTGTATCTGCTGGCACATCAGCGCTATTACACAACAGAGATGGAACAGATTGCTCAGGGCAGCGTGGTGGTGGATCCATGGCGCAGTACCACAGTGCCAGATGGCATAGAGCTGATACCCTATGGTAACACGAGAAGCATCACATGAGCACAGACATACTGAACGGCTACACTCGCCTGGAACATGCCAACACTGAGTTGGCCAAGATAATCAACGTAAACTGGTGCATGGGCAACACCTGTAACTTTGAGTGCAGCTACTGCCCCAAGAGCCTGCATGATGGCAGCCATGGTTGGTATGACTATGACAGCGTGCTGCAGTTCTGTGAACGCATCATAGATCACTACAAGAGCACCATATACTTTGAGTTCACCGGCGGCGAAGTCACGCTGTGGAAGCACTTCCCAGATCTCTGCCAGTGGCTCAAGGCTCGAGGCTGCAGGGTAGGTTTCATCAGCAACAGTTCTCGCACCCTGCGCTGGTGGGAAGACATCTTGGATCACGTGGACCACGTGTGCCTCAGCTTCCATCCCGAAGCAGGTGACAAGTCGCACTTCCTGCAGGTGGCAGCCATGACCAGCCAGCGCATACGCACGCACGTTAACCTCATGATGCTGCCGGATCGCTTTGATGAGCTCTATGACTTTGCGGTGCGGCTCACGGAGATTACCAACATCAGCATGGCGCTGCAGCCACTGCTGATCAACTTTGGTGAGGAAGTCTATCCCTATGCACCAGAGCAGCAGGAACGCATCGACAGGCAGTATGAGCTGGTCAGCAAGCACATCACTCATGATCGGCAGTTTGAAAACTACCGAGGTGCCATGGCCATGGTACGTCCAGATGGCAAGCGAGTGGTCATGGCCCCGCAGAAGTTCATCAGCCAGCAGGTCAACAGCTGGCAGGGCTGGCACTGCTGGGCAGGTCTAGAAAACATCATCGTGGACATGGACGGCAAGATATACCGAGGATGGTGCCGCGAGGGTGGCAGCATAGGTCATGTGCTTGACCAAGATCTGAACCTACCTCTAGCTCCGGTGCTGTGCACCAAGAACCGCTGCCACTGCAACTTTGACATAATGTGCACCAAGGAGAAGATCAATGGACTTCACGCCGGGTAAACCACTGCGAGCCTATGCTGCTGACGGCACGTGGCGCGACTTCAGCACTGACGAGATAGTGGGACAGAGGCTCAACTACTATAAAGGTTGGCACTGTGGCGTAGGTGTGGAGAACCTGTTCATCGACTCAGACGGCATGGTGCATGGTGCTAACTGCAGGGTAGGTGGCAAGCTTGGCAACGTTTTTGACGATTTTGCCATACCCACACACTGGTCTACCTGTGACCTACCAACTTGCTCGTGCGGCAGCGATCTTTTCATTCCCAAGAGCCGCACTCCCGATTTGGCCAAGCTGCTGCGCAGGACGCAGGACTTGGCAACCGAAGTAGGCAAGCGAGACTCCCAGCTGCGAGACATAGCCGCGCTGGAGCGCACCCATGCCAGCAGCGTGAAGCAGGTGTTCTGGGAGATAGGCAGGCGCTGCAACTTTGACTGCAGCTACTGTTCTCCTAAGATACACAATAACTTCGAAGCTCACAAGAGCTTGGACGAGCTGATGTCAGCTACCCAGAGGATACAGGACAAGTTCATAGGACAAGGGCGCTGCAACTTCATAATCAGCGGCGGAGAGCCAACAGCTAACTCGGCTTTCCTGGACTGGTGCAGATACATCAACAGCTGCGGCTATCATCTCAGCATGCACAGCAACGGTAGCAGGCGACCGGAATACTACAGCGAGCTGATCAACTACGGTGATCTCAATCTCAGCGCTCACTATGAGTTCTGGAACCAAGATAGGTTCCTTGAAGTGGTAAATGCTGTCACACAGCAGAAGTTCAGCAAGCACAACCGAGGCGTGGGACATCTCGAGATAAAGCTGATGATGAAACCCGGAACCACTGACGACACGCTGGCATTCGAAGATAGGCTCAAGGCCATACCAAACTTTACCAACTACTGCACCTGGGCCATAGTGCCAGTGCGAGACAATGAAGATCGCCATCTGTTAGATGGCTACAGCAACAGCGACTTTGAGCTGTTTGGAGACCGTAATGGCAAGTAACATACGCAACACAGCCTGCAGCTTTGCCTGGGACTATCCCAACATCATGTTCAGTGGCAGCAAGATCAAGAACTGCTGCCGCGGACCTTGGTCCAAGCCATCACATGCTGACATGGACAGGCAGGGCGTGGATCTGTTCAGCAACCACGAACCCATGCTGGAGGTGAAGTCAGCGCTGCTGCGAGGCCAGAAACACAGGTTCTGCAGCAAGTGCTATGAGGCCGAGCAGGCCGGCGTGGGCAGCCCGCGCAATGGTCTGGGTGGGCTGGCCAGCTACGTGGAAAGGACCAACTACTTCCCAGGCAAGTCAGCCACGGAGATAGAACAGCTGCTGCTGTCACTGACACCGCAGCAGCAGGCAGAGATAGCACGCCTGCGATCGCCCAACCTCATCGAGATATCGCTGGACAGCACCTGCGATCTCAAGTGCATGTACTGCAACCTCTACTACAGCACCCAGTGGGCTTCAGAAGCGCTGCAGCATGGCGACGTCACGCCAGACGTGCTGCGCCGCGAGCTGCCGGACACTGATCCGCGGTTCGAGCAGCTGTTCTGGGAATGGTTCGAGAGCTATGCCTATGAGCAGGCAGAATGCATCAACTTCATAGGTGGAGAGCCCTTGATCATTGACCGCTACTACCAGTACATGGAGAGGATCACTGCCAAGTATCTCAGCGCGGGGCGCACGCGGCCACTGTACATGTCAGCAGTGACCAATCTCAACACGCCTCCTCGCTACATGGATCGCTGGCTGGACTGCATCGGCAAGCTGTTGGACTGCAGCAGCCAGACCCGCATGGTGATCAAGATCAGCCAAGAGAGCCTGGGCGCACGCGCAGAGTTCATACGCACCGGCCTCAGCTGGACGCGCTTCGAGTCAAACTTCAATCGCCTGCTGCGTTTCAAGCAGGAGCATGCTGAAGCATGGCGCATCAGGATCGACATCATTGCTAGCCACAATGCGCTGTCGGTCAGCGATTCACCTGCGTTCTTTGCCTGGGTGGCCGATCTGGTTGATGCGCATAGCACGGAGATAGGCATCAACCCACAGCAGATACAGTATCCTCAGTGGTTAAACGTGTCAGTGCTGCCTGCCAGCTACGGCAGCTATCTGCAGCGCAGCGCCGATCTGCTGCGATCACGCCGAAGGCACCAGATCGACGATGTGCACAGGGACTGGCTGCCCTACGCTGATTGGCTTGACGGGCTGGCCAAGAGCATCAGAGATCCACACAAGCCGCGCGAGCACCAGCAGGCTTTCGTGCGAGAGCTGGACAAGCTGTGCCATCGGCGTGGTCTGGACTTTGCTGCCACCTTCCCTGAGATGATGGAATTCTATCAGACATGCAAGGCCCTATGATAACCTGGGGCATATCAGCTGGTGGACATGACGCGGCCATCGCTGTGCTCAAGCAGGGCGAGATAGCATTTGCCGCACATGCGGAGCGCTATAGCAGGCACAAGAACGATCCGCATATCTGTTGGCCGCTCATACGCCAAGCATTCGCACACGGTGAACCAGACCAGATCATATGGCATGAAAAACCATGGTTGCTGCACACTCGTGCCATATACGCTGGACAATGGTCAGAAGCATTTAGCGCCAGTCCGCGCCAGCAGCTGCGTGGTAACTTCTTGGAGCACACACCTATCCGCACAGTAAGCCATCATCACAGCCATGCTGCTGGCGGATACTACACCAGTGGTTTCAGGGACGCTGCTATCGTTGTGGTAGATGCTGTGGGTGAATGGGACACTCTCAGCATCTGGGAAGGCCACTGGGACCAGCTGCGCAAGCGTGCCAGCATCAGATATCCCAACAGCCTCGGACTGTTCTACTCAGCCATGACACAGCGCTGTGGGTTCAAACCCAACGAAGAGGAATACATCATGATGGGCCTAGCGGCGCTGGGTGATCCTCAGAGGCTAGAGCAGCAGATCTGTGATGACATAATAGAAGTCACCACTGACTGGCCCTTCTTCAGATTGCGACGCAATCTGCACAGAGGTTGCCAATGGTGGTTGCCCGGAGAAAACAATACAGCAGACATAGCCGCTGCGGCGCAGAACATATTCACCAAGATCATGATCAGTATCTGTGCGCATGCTCGCGACCTAGTGGGCAGCAACAATCTAGTGTTCAGCGGGGGCAGTGCCCTGAACTGCGTGACCAACAGTGCGTTGACCCACAGCAATATCTGGGACCGCATCTGGATCATGCCCAATCCCGGCGATGCTGGTAACAGCATTGGTGCTGCTCTAGCATACCACGGTGAGCACATCAAGTGGCAGGGTCCCTATCTTGGACATGACATACCAGGTGACTATCCTGTGCATAGGACGCTGGCAGTGCTGGGACTGGGACAGATAGTGGGTGTGGCCAATGGTCGCGCAGAGTTTGGACCAAGAGCGCTGGGCAATCGCAGCCTCTTTGGTGATCCCAGAGATCCTGACATCAAGGACAAGATGAACACGGCCAAGCAGCGCGAAGCATTCAGACCGTTCGCTCCTGTGATACTGGAAGAACTGGCTGGCAGCTATTTTGACGTGCTGGGCCAGGATCACAGCTACATGCAGTACACTGTGCGCTGCAAGGACCCTGACATCTATCCTGGTATAGTGCATGTGGATGGTACCAGCAGGCTACAGACGGTGGGAAGAGCGCAGCATCCAAGTCTCTGGGAGCTGTTGGTGCGTTGGTACAACAGCACAGGATGTCCCATGCTGGTCAACACTAGCCTCAACATCAAGGGGCAGCCCTTGGTTAACACCGAAGCTGATGCTGAAGCTTTCACGGCTGCTTATGGAATCCCTGTGTTCTGCAGGGACTAGCCCATCTTGGCTATCTTTTCCTGGCCTCTGGTCCAGGCTGTGATGCCCAGTATGGCGCCAAATGCCAGATGAATCAATCCACCGTTGGCCAGCGTGAGGCTCTGCCACTGTGTGTAGGTTATGGCGGTGGCACCGAGATTCTTGAGAAACACGGGCATTGCCATGGTCAGCATGGGTGCTATCACGAAATCAAAGGCACAGATCAGCATGTAGAGCCAACCCATGGCAGGACGCCAATAGCTCTTCATCCAATGTTCGCCTTCCTTTTGGCTATTGCGCTCTTCTTCTTCTCTGAGCTGTTGTTCACGGAAGTCCTCTTTGCGGATCTCCATGTACATGCTATGCTTGGCACGGTCGCTGTCCAGCTGGAACTTGGCTTCTTCCAAAGACATCTTGCGTGATACGATGTCACTGTTGATGTCGCTGATGGCAGAAAGGTCAGCACCTGTGCTGCTCATGGGAGGAGCAGGTGTTGCGCTGTAGCTGTTGCTGGGTGTCATGGTTATCGTGGTCGAACCGTTGGGTTCGGTGGTCACGCTGGCAGAGGCGGCCGCAGTTGTTTGGTTAGTGTCTGATGGCACCGTGGTTGCTGCTGCGGGCTGCTGAGCTGCTGGTTGGCTGGCTGGCACATGCAGCGAATCATCATTGGCACTGTCTATGACAACACCATCCACTGCCTTGGGAGGTGGTGCAGCATCTGCGTTTTGTTTAGGATCCAGCCTCTTGATCATGAAATACCCCTGGTTCGTCAGGGGTATTTATTTTGTCAGGTCATTGTTGCGTCTGCGTTACATCTCTGGGCGCAGTGGCCTTCTTGTAGTAGGCTATGATCCTCTGCTGCTGCACGATATAGCGCTTGAGCTCCTGTATGTTGAGGCTCAGGGATTCATAGTCGCGGGTGCTCAAGGCAATGAACACTGGATTGTCAGTGCCTTGGTCCTTCTTGGCCTGCTTGATGAAGTCGTCTATGTTGCTGGCAGTGAGAACCTTGCTGGTGACCTTGAGCATGTCCACCGGCTGTGGATCGATTGGCTGTATGATGCCGATCTCCACAGGCTTGGCAGTGACCTGCAGTGTCTGTGGCATGCTGGAGCATGCGGCCAATGGCAGCACCAATGCTGCCATGGCCAGCTTGATCTTACTTGGCATTCTTGGCTCCTGTGTTTGTTGGCAGCTGTTCTGTGAGTCCTGTGGTCTTTTCTAGATCATCAAAGGCACGCTGCGTGGCCCTGTTGATCTTTTCTTCCAGCAGCTTGGCATCCTTGCGGCCCATGCCTGCTATGTCCTTGTTGCGGAACTTAGATTCCAGATCCATGCGGTCCTGCGTGGCCTTGTTGAGACCGTCCTGCAGCTCGTTGATCTGTTTGGCCTGCTGCTCATCATGGTCCTTCATGACCTTGATGGTCTCTTCGTTGGTCTGCACTGCCACCGTGAGCTTGGCGTTGTTTTCCTGCAGTATGGCCATGCGTGCCTGCTGATCTTCATAATACCAATAGCCTAAACCACATACCACGGCCAATATCAGGGCCATGACTGCTGCTAATTTCATCCCGATACCCATGATCTTCTCCTAAAGCATGTCTTGGACCAACAGCAGCATCAGCCGCACCTGCTCAGCAGCGGTCATGTCTTCCACGTCCACGCTGCTGGTCTGCACCATTGTGTTGCTGTCTTGCTGTTCCATCACACTATTTAATTGTTTGATCATGGCACTGCGATGACATAATTTGCGCAGAGGATAGGAGATTAACGTGACGCTAGATGACATGTTTGCGCTGCTGGACAAGCGACGCCCGGGTTTTGAGCTGCTGTACCACAAGGTCAAGAACACCAAGAACCCACTGATAGTGGAGACTGGCTGCACTCGCCAGCCTGACAACTGGTTCGGCGATGGCCAGAGCACGCAGGTGTTCAATACCATGTGTGAGCTCCACGAAGGCACGCTGAATAGCGTGGACATAGACGACAAAGCAGCTGGCTTTGCTCGCACCCTGGTAGGCGCGAGAGCTCACATCTACTGTGGTGACAGCGTGGCGTGGCTCCAGGAAGCCGAGACCATGTATGGCAAGATAGGTCGCAAGATAGACGTGCTCTATCTGGACAGCTATGACTTGGACATCGCAAACTGGGCGCCCAGCGCACTGCATCACATCTTTGAGCTGCTGGCCATCAAGAACGCCCTGCAGCCAGGATCGCTGGTAGCAGTGGACGATAACCTCATCATGGAAGATGGTAACCACGTGGGCAAGGGCACGTTCGTGGCCAATTGGATGGCTCGCACAGGCAAGAAACAGATCTACCAAGGGTACCAGTGGATCTGGGAATGGTGAACTAGACCGCAGCAGTCTCAAAATCCACGTCTATGTGGCGTGGATAGGGGCTGCGATCGTTGTAGATGTCACCGGCCATGGCCTGTAGATCCAACACCAAGTTATCGATCAAAACATGATCCTGCTTATCTGCAGGCGTGTCGTATTTGAGCCTGTGCAGTCTCAGCGACAGATCATACATCGCACTGACCTTGCGCGTCAGGTCGCTAATCTTATGGTACATGCTATTCTCCTAATATGAACAGTATATTAACAACTATTTAAGCTGCCAATATGTTCCAGAGAATATATCACTCGTAGCTGAACAGCTTCTCCGGGAGATACTTGAGGTGTTCCTTGATGCGCTGTTCTGCGATGTCGCAGTAGTGCTGGCTCATGTCGATGCCCATGAACACTCGACCTTCCTGCAGCGCGCCTATGCCGGTGCTGCCTGAACCGTTGAAGGGATCCAGCACCAGGCCACCCTCGGGGCTATAGATCCTGCAGAGATAGCGCATGAGATCGATGGGCTTGGGCGTGGGATGATCGTTGTATTCCCCACGCTCCTTGCGGTTCACACGCGGTGCGTAGAAGTATTTCTGATGCGAGGGGTCATCAAAGTGGCCCACGATGTTGCTGGGATAGCGACCGTTTGGATTGGCATCTTCTGTTTCAATCACTGCCTGATCAGCTGCCTTGGCCACGTCCCCGCCAAAGGCCCTGCGCTTGCTACCACCCTTGACCCAGCCAGTGGGAGGCTTGCCGTCCCAGGGCACACGAGCGTTCGCTGTGTTTATGCGGCCGCAACCCCACTTCTCCATGTTCTTGTCAATGGAGCCTTCCAAGGGTTTTTGTGCCACGAAGATGGGTTCATGTGCGGGCTTGAGCCTGTTGGTCTTGGCCATCTTGGTAGTGACCATCCAAAAGATCATGTCTAATGGACGGAAGCCTGCATCTTCCACGTTCACTGCCATCCTGTGATAGAACTCCGGAGCACAGAAGCTGAGCACGAACGCACCAGGCTTGAGCACGCGATACACAGCATCCCAGGTCTCGCGAGGCGGCACGTTGTGATCCCAGCCAACACCAGCGATGTCCATGCCATAGGGCGGATCAGTGATGCAGGCATCAAACGTGTTGGGTTCCATGGCGTTCATGGCAGTGATGTTGTTGTCGCAGATGATCTTATATGGCTGCATATGCTAACACGTTGCTTTCGCAACGCTCCCTGTCTGCGTGTGTGAAATAATTGTTGAATTTCTCGCCGCCGTCTTGGAAGAATTGTTGTCTTACTTTAACCACGAATCCTCGTTTGTACAAGTCAACAGCTGCGCGATCTTTGGCAGATTCGGACATGACCTGTCTGGCGGCGGCCACCGCATTGTGCAGGATATCTCGAGTAGCCTGAGTGATCACATCTCGGCCCATGAACACCGTGGTTTCATCCCTGTCTCCACTGCTGAGCACGTAGATAGCATCAGCCTTGGGCAAGCTGTCATTCCACATGGGACAGGTTCCTTCTTTGCCGCTCTTGCATTCTATCACTACCAATCTGCCATTGGTATCTCGCAGCACGATGTCTGGAAAGCTTTGGCTACCAGCTGGCTGCAACACAAATTCACAGGGAGCCAGGCCACTGAGTTTTGATTCCACATCTGAAATATCGTCTTGATCCAGCCATAGCTTGAAGTGCTTCTTGGCCAATCCTTGGAAAGCTTTCACAGATCTCTCTGTGAATCCACAGGCCACTAGCACGTCTGCCACGGCTCGTTCATGCCCATAGCTGGCGCCGCCGCTGCGAGCATGTTGGTTTTTGAAGTATTTCATAGCCAATATCTGTGCCATGGCATTGCCAAATCGAGCGCACATGTAAAATCCTCAGTTTCACTAAAGCTAGCATGATTAGAATGATCTGTCAACACCATAAATATCGCATGCGTCACACAGCCAAGCACAGTATAGAGGTCAAGACCCAGGAAAAGCTACCACAGGGGGTGGCTGGACTATGGGCAAGAACCGTGCGAGATCACGGGCCTCCGGGCATCATCGCAGCAGCTCAGCTGATGAACGGACGCGACAGTGTGTGGAGCAGGCTATGGTGCGAACAGGGCAACACCGGCTATCACTACATAGTGCCACTGGGACGTGACCTCGAAGAAAGCGAAGCAGATGCCATAGCCCAGGGCTGGAGTGATGCCTATCCAGACGGTGATTTCGTGATAAACTGGACGCAACGAGCTGTGGCAGAAAACAGGGTCTTGGAACAACAGACAGATCTGCTCGCCGAGATAGCAGAAGCAGCTGCCAAGCAATACCACAACACATGGCATGCTGCCAAGGTCAACGAGGGCTGGAGCTTTGCTCACAAGCTGGATGGCAAGAACCGCAGGCATCCCATGCTGCAGCCCTGGGAAAACCTCCCAGAATCATACAGAGTGACAGAACGCGAAAGATTCCATACACTGTTGAAGGTGCTGGAAGGGTTGGACCTCCAGATCACCAGGAGGTAGGCATGGATCTCAGGGAAGCAGTCAAAGACATACATCACGCTGCGGAGCGTACCAAATGGTCACAGATGATGATCAGCGGCGACATGCGCTTGGAACAGTACGCAGCCATGCTTTATAACATGCACCCTATCTACACCGAGTTAGAGTGCACAGGTCTGATCACCAAACCCCAGGTGCTGCGTGCTGACAGGGTACAGGCTGATCTGGATTCTGTTGGTGGCACCAACCATGGTCTCTGTCTCAGCACGGTATACTACGTGAGGCACTTGGAAACGCTAGACGACCGTGATCGCTGGGCACACATCTATGTGCACTATCTAGGCAACATGTACGGTGGGCAGATGATCGGCCGCCGCTTGCCGGGTCAGCACAGCCACTTGCTGTTCGAAGATCTGGATGGCTGCATTGCCTATGTGCGCAGCAACCTACAGGACGTTCGCACAGACACAGCCGTGAGCGCGTTTGAATGGACCATCAAGGTGTATGATGAACTGCATAACCTATTTGGATGAGCTGGCACAGCGATTCTGCGAGGTCATAGCAGCGCAGCCCAGAGCACAGTCGGTGACAACCAAGGACTATGGTTGGGCCAACCATCGATGGACCAGCCCACAGTTCCGCATGGCACACGTAGAAATCTTCAACAGAGACCGCTTCATGGTTGTACACTGCTGCGTGTTCCCCCACTACAGCGACACCAGTCCCATATTTGGTTTTGATGCCATCGCAGGTGAATCCAAGATCACCGGACTGTTCTGGGACCTCAGTCCCACGGTGAGACCAACTAAACCATTCAATCCCATTGAAGGCTTGGTCAACAGAGAACGACCTGAATGGGGTAACATCTTCAGTGAGCACTGGGTAGCATGCAGGCCAACTCTGGCTCAGCTCACAGAGATAGGCGCAGCTGCTGTGGCCTGCTTGGCTGACTATCTTCCCAGTCTTGGACAGCTGAGGCATGTCAGAGAACCAATCATCGCAGCACAGGATATGTACTGCTTGCAGCAGAGAAAGAACGAACACACCATGAGAGCCATCACCAACCTGCTGGGTCCAGATCTGGCCCAAGAGTTCGTGACCACGGTGCTGTTCCCAACTTCAGAGGACCAACCACATGGTTAGCTTGAGAGAGCAGTATCCCGCATACATGAACAACACGGACATCACAGCCCTGATAGACCTTGCTCGTCTCATACCGTCGGGCGGCACTGCCGTGGAGATAGGCAGCCGATTTGGTGGCAGCGCCAAGGCAATGCTGGATCATGCCAAGGATCTCCAGGCCCTGTGGTGCTTTGAGCCCGAATGGAAGGGTCAGGTCACGCCAGACCTCGGCACGCCAGTCAACTATCTGCTGCACAAATCATGGCATGCTGAGATCATGCGCAGCCACAGCGTGCATGACTACGCTGCGCAGCTGCTGGCCCCTTATCCCAACGTGCATCTGATCAGCCAGAGCAGCCCCCAAGAGACTGGTTGGTGGCAGTCACCCATCGATCTGTTGTTCGAGGACAGCACGCACCAGGACCCACAGCTGCGGCAGTGCTTGGACTTCTGGGAACCATTCGTCAAGCCTGGTGGCATCATAGCAGGGCATGACTATCATCCAGGTTGGCCTGACGTGCAGAAGCAGGCTGATGCGCTGGCCCGGAGGCTGGGCAACCCGTTGTACGTGCAGGGCACGGTATGGTGGGTGCAGAAACCATGGCCGCCTCGGCCCTACAGCGCTTACATGGGCGCTGGCGGTGTGGAGGCCATGAAGCAGCTGGCAAGCCTGCTGCCCGCTGATGCCATCTGCGCGGAGATAGGCAGCAAGTTCGGTGGCAGCGCCCTGATCATGCTCACGCATGCCCAGAGCATCAAGCGCTTCTACTGCATCGATCAGAGCTGGGTCAATCCCAGGCTCAGGGACGACAAGAAGCGCCACCTTGCAGGCGACAATCGCTACAGCAGGGACTGGTTCCACCAGGTGGAGAAACGCATCACAGCGTTTGACTATGCCAAGGGTTTGCTGGCAGCGCATGCCAACGCGCGGCTGCTACCAGGCGCCAGCCCAGACGATTTCACCTGGTGGCAGGAGCCACTGGACTTCGTGTTCGAGGACGCTTGGCACCGCAATCCAAACCTGCGAGAAAACTTGGACTTTTGGTCCGCCAGGGTCAAGAGCGGCGGCATCATAGCGGGCCATGACCACGACAGCGACAACCCAGACGTGCTGGCCGAGACGGCTGCGCTAGCGGACTGGCTGGGTGCTGAGCTGCGCAGCAGCAGCGGTGTTTGGTGGATGATCAAGCCCTAGATTTCGGTTGACAAGCAGCCAAAGCATGCTAGTGTAGGCTATCACAGAGGAGATCCCGCATGAAACCAGCAGAGGTGGTGGCACAGCTAGAAGCACACAGCGCTCGCGGAGACAAGGAACGCATACTGCGTGCCGCATGGGATGCAGGCTGTGTGGAGTTCTTCCAGGGTGCCAAGCTGGCCTATGATGCCATGGTGGTCTTCAACATCAACAGGGCGCCTCTGTTCGAGGACACCACGGATCCGCAAGGCTTCGTGGCGCAGCTGACCTGGAGCAAGTTTGCTGAGCTGCTGATCAAGCTGCAGCGCCGAGAGCTCACGGGCAACAGCGCCAGAGACGCTGTGCGCGCCATCAGCGACACTGCGTCAGCGGCAGATTGGAACGGTTGGTATCGCCGCATACTGCTGAAAGATCTCAAGTGTGGCATCACGGAAAGCACCATCAACAAGGTTCTGGCAGACTGCGGTGGTGCTGCGCTGGACTATCAGATTGCTGTGTTCAGCTGCCAGCTGGCCAAGAACGGCGACGACCACCCCAAGAAAATGGTGGGCTACAAGTACTTGGACGTCAAGCTGGACGGTGTGAGGATCCTCACCATCATTGACATCGAAAACAAGACCGTGACGCAATACAGCCGAGACGGCAGGCGCAACGACAGGTTTGGCCCAATCACCGGTGACCTGGCCAAGCTGATACCTGATCTCAAGCAGAGCATAGTGCTGGACGGCGAGATGATCAGCCGCAGCTTCCAAGACCTCATGAAGCAGCTGAACCGCAAGGAAGACGTGGACACGTCTGATGCCAAGCTGGCGCTGTTTGACATTGTCCCGCTGGCAGACTTCCGTGCCGGCGAGAGCCAGCTCACGCAGGTTGACAGGCATGAGGTGTTGGTGGGCATGATGAGCATGATCTCTGCTGCCTGCGGTGACAGGGTCTATGTGATCCCCAAGATGATGGTCAACTTGGACACTGATGAAGGACAGGTACAGTTCCGTGAGTTCAACAACGACACTGTGGCTGCAGGCTACGAAGGCATCATGATCAAGGATCCTCTAGCAACCTATCGCACCAAGCGCACAGATGCGTGGATGAAGATCAAACCGTGGATCACCGTGGATCTAGAGGTAGTCGGAGTGGAATCTGGCAAGCCCGAGAGCAAGTACAAGAGCACGCTGGGTGGGCTGCTGTGCCGAGGCGTGGACCAAGGCAAGGCCATAGAAGTCATGGTAGGCGGAGGCTATAGCGACGAGCTGCGCAACGAGATCTGGGACAACAGGGACTCGGTCATAGGCCGCACCGTGGAGGTCAAGGGCGATGCGCTGACTAAGAGCCAAGATGGTGATACGTGGAGCCTACGCTTCCCTGTGTTCATGGGATTCAGAGACGACAAGCAAGCGGAACAACTATGAAGCTGGACTTCTTTGGCCACGAACTAGCAGTGGACGACTACGTGGTGCTGCGCAGCCCTGGTTCCAGCAGCAGCCACCGACTGATCTTGGGCCGCATAGCAAGGTTCACTGACAAATTCGTGACAGTATCACACGCACCCGTGAAGGTGTGGGACCGCGGTACAAGCGTGGTCAACGCCAGCAACGTCAGCAGCAGGCACTGTGTAAAGGTATCTTCAGAGCAGGCCTTGGTCAGGGTGTTAGGTGACTAGGCATTTTTGCTAAGATCACTGCTCAGCAGCACGGTAAATATCAGCGCCTAGCGGAGCATACACATGAGCGATACACCATTCTGCCTACTGCCCTGGTTCCACCAGAAGGTAAACACAGACGGCAGCGTCAAGCCCTGCTGCGCGTGGTCCAGCACTGGCGAGATGCAGCCCGACAGGCGCTATACCCACGAGGACTTCTTCCATGGTGAGTTCATGCAGGAGCTGAGGCAGCGCTTCAGGGAAGGTAGCGTGCCCAGCAACTGCTCCAAGTGCGTTTACCTGGACAAGATAGGCTACAGGAACGGTCAGCGGGACTGGGGCATGGCAACAGCGGATGAGCTGGGCGTGGACACCCAGGATCCACAGCTGATGAGCCAGGAGGTTGACATCAGCAATCTCTGCAATCTCAAATGCCGCATGTGCTCCCAGACCCGCAGCACCAAGTGGATCCCCGACAGCGTGGCCCTGGGCAAGAAGCCAGCAGGGCTCATAGAAAGCAACTGGGCGCTGACCGATGAGCAGGCCAGCCGCACCAAGCTGTTGGTGTTCCTGGGTGGCGAACCCACGCTGCATCAGGACAGGATCGCTGCGGCGCTGGAACAGATCGACAGGGTTGGTCGTCTTGACCAGCTCACGCTGCGCTTCATCAGCAACCTCACCGTGCCATTGGAATGGCGCATGATAGAGCTCATGCGCAGGACCAAGAGCAACCGCATACTCTGCAGCATCGACGGCTATGGCGAGCTCAATAACTACATCAGATCTGACAGCCAGTGGTCTGAGATCGAGCGCAACGTGGAGCAGCTGGTGGACCTCAGCCGCGTGCAACCCAACTTCAGCGTGGGTCAGAGCTTCACGCTCAGCGTGTACAACGCCGCTGGCTTCCACGAGTTCGCCCAGTGGTGGAGCAGATATGACCTCACCATCGCACCCACGCTGGTGCTGGGACTGCTTGATGCTCGCAACCTACCTCGCGATGAAAGGCAAAGGCTCAGGACACACTATCAGCAGATCCTGGACGATCCCTGCACGGTGAGATACAAGAACGTGTACAGGATGATCATCGAGCATCTGAGCCAGGATTCCACCATGGACCAAGAGCAGTGGCGCCGGGAGATGCGCGACTACAACAGCCTGTTGGACCAACGCAGGCACACCAGCTTGGCTACTGTGTATCCTCAGCTGGCCGAGATCCTGGATCGCTAGGCACCATGGCACGCTGGATCGATCTGGACAGCTTGGATGCCAACACCGCGCTGTGGATCATGCCCGATGATCTCATAGCCTTTGACCAGCGAGACCCGCCTTGGCCCAACAGCCTGTGGCCCTGGGCCTATTGGTTCGACACCAAGCATCCAGACTTCACTAGACGCAACATGATAGCCATGCGGCGTTGGTTTGAACGTGCGCTGCGGGGGGATGTGGTGGTGCGCTTTGCCAGCGAAACCAGCTACAATGACTTCGTGGTGATCTACGTGGACAATGCCGAGGATGCGCAGGCAGTCTGGGACGAGTGGGCAGACTGGATCGTGCGAGTGGAAGAGCCGTTGCCATAAGTGGTTGACAGATTTTTATACCATGCTAGGATATACACATGAACCGATTGGCAAACCTCATATTGCTGTTTACCTGGATCGCAGGCATCGTGATTGCTCAGGGTTTCTGGAGCACGTTCTTTGCCATCATCATACCATTCTGGAGCTACTACTTGGTGATTGCTCGCATAGTTGAGCGCTACCTATGAGCATCGTGCACCCAGACGATCGCAGCATCATAGACTACCTCTATCAGCTGATCTACTACGAGGACCACTGCTGGATAGGTGGTGGTACGCCGCTTAACTGGTATCTGGGACAGCCCTGCGACAGCGACATAGACCTGTTCTTCCGTGGGGAGAGAGTGTTCCACACGCTCAGCCACAAGCTGAACTCACACTACGAAGAAAACCACAACAGCTGGATCTACAGACAAAACCAAAAGTGGTCAGTGACCGAGCGCCACATCACGGACAATGCTGTGACCTACCTGCTGGTGAGGCAGATCAGCAAGGCTGACACTGGCCCTAGCTACAAGGTGCAGCTGATCAAGCGGCAGTTCTATGACACTCCGCAGGCGATACTAGATGACTTTGACATCACTGTGTGCCAGATAGTCACGGACAGCAAGCGTGTGTGGACCGGCGATCATTTTGCCAGGGACGTGGCAGAAGGCCGACTGCGCTTCCACAAGCTGAGCCCAGGATCAGCCAAGCGCCTGGTCAAGTACTGGATCTATGGTTATCAACCCACAGACACAGAGATTGAGCAGATCAATTCAGCACCTGATCTCAACTGGAAGGCTGCGCTAGATGACTACGCATGACAGCTTGATCACTTGGAGCAAGCTCAGCACGGTGCCTGCGGTGGCTTACCATCCGCGCAGCCACAGCACCATAGTCTATTGGGGTGGTGTGGGCATGGTGCGTGAGAGCGCACTGTTGCTGGTCAGCTCGCAGTGGGGCATGCTGTGGCCCAGCCCCAAGATGAAGCTCATGGCCTATGCCGAGTTCTTGCGGGCCTACAGCCTTGGGGCGTTTGGCTCAGCGGATTGGAGCAACTACATAGACAACCGCAGCGACGCACTCTATCACAGCTATCTGGTCAAGTGGATGACTCGAGACAACAAAGAACTGATGACAGATCTAGTGAATACCTATACAATAAAAGAAGCACTGAGCTGGTTTGGTGCAGACAACACGCAGGTGATTGATGGTTGAACGCCTGGGCTTCGCATGCAAATGGTTGGACGATCCCAGCGAGACTGCCAACATGAAGATCAACGCTAGAAACCGTGAGCTCAACACCAGCACCACCACAGTGGCATGGTTAAATAGGCAACCAGTTGATGTTGCGGAGCAGAGGCTCTGGGACCTCATGGTGCACAACATCGAAGCTGCCAGGCTGTTAGTGCAGCGCGTGGGAGGACTGGATGAGCGTCTTAGAATGGTTCGTCTTGGTAGCGATATTCTGGCTGTCTTTACTGAGCCTACTTGGTCTCGTTTCTATGATAGACCAGACGTCAAAGCGTATTGTGAACGGGCGTTTGCCGCAGTTGGGCAGGCTGCTAGGGATCTTGGTGTACGTCTCAGTTTTCATCCTGGCCAGTTCTGTGTCTTGGCCAGCGATAGGCCGGATGTTGTGGAGCGTTCTATAGATGAGTTTGAGTATCACGCCAGCATGGCGCGCTGGATGGGCTACGGCCAGACCTGGCAGGATTTCAAGATCAACGTGCATATCGCAGGTAGAGCCGGTCCAGCCGGTATCAAAGCTGCCTATGCCAGGCTATCACCAGAGGCCCGCAACGCCATCACCATCGAGAACGACGAGAACAGCTGGGGGTTAGATGCTTGCCTTGAGCTTGTTGATACTGTGCCCATCGTGCTTGATATCCATCACCACTGGGTACGTGAGGGGGAATATATCTCGGCTAGCGATGATAGGGTCACTCGTGTGCGCCATAGCTGGCGAGACGTTCGCCCTGTGTTACACTATTCAGTCAGTCGAGAAGACTGTCTCACAGATCATATCACCACCGTAATGCCCGACATGTCTGCGCTACTTTCTCAGGGTTACAAGAAAGGCAAGCTCAGAGCACACAGCGATTTCTACTGGAACTCAGCTGTGAACAGCTGGGCTCTATCATTCCTTAAGGACTTTGACATCATGTGCGAGAGCAAGGCCAAGAACCTTGCCAGCAAGCTGCTTTTTGAACAGCACAGGGCCTAGCTGAACCGCTAAATATCGCGACCCACTCGCGATAGGACAGCACAGCCATGAAGATCAACGACGTACTACCTTCCAAGATCCACGAGCAATGGACAAGCCAGATAGACGTGCCCAGTCTCTGGGACACCATAAGACGTAATCCAGGCAAGCGCGACGACCTAGACCAGTTCAGGCTGCTGGGTCACTTGGACAAGACCTATGATCAGCTGGGACAGGTGCAGAAAGACCTGTTTAAGATGATGCTGGCCAAGCACCTTTGGCGCATCATGAAGAGCGGCGGCCTGCCAAACAAGCTCACAGATATACACAGGGAAGTGGAAGCACTGAATCGCCGCATAGGCGTCAGCGAGGGCATCAGCAGAGAAGATCTCAGCGACGCCATCACACAGAGGATGATGAGCTCTGGACTGGCCAACAAGCTGCTGCGTGCGCATGGCCTGGACAGGGTCATCGACGCCATCAGCAGCGTGACTGAACAGCACCAAGGTGCTGAAGAACTGGGCAGCAGCGACATCAGCATCATGATCAAGCAGGTGCAGGATGAGCTGAACAGCGTCAGCGAGAACACAGGCAATCCCGCGCAGGCACCTCAGGTGGGCAATCCCGCACAGGCAGGCAACACGGTCAAGGCAGGTCAGACAGCGACCACTGTGGGCAAGCCCAGCAACACAGCCAAGGCAGCAGACAGTAACACACAGCGCATAGCAGCAAACGCTACCGGACAGACAGCCGCAGCACAGCAGGCATTGGCAGCTGCCAAGGAAACGGTACCAGTGCTGCCCAGCGATCGTACCAAGGCACAGCAGGCTAAGCTGGACAAGGCCAAGGCTGGTGTGGCAGGTCTGCCCATGGACAACGTTCTGGACGAGAGCTGGAAGACCGATCTCGCTGCCATGGCAGCAGCTGCTGGCATCATGGCAGGCGGCATGCAGATGGTGGCACCCGCAGGCAAGGACACCAGGATCATCAACGGCATGGAAGCCACGCATTACACAGCCACTGCCGGCGACATCACGCCAAACAGGGCCACCATGACCAAGATCGACGGCAAGCCTGCCTGGGTATGGTGGGGCAAGGGCCGCCACGGCATGCAGGAGCTGTACTGGAACTATGCCGATGATCCACAGATGCGCCAAGCAGCTATGCGCGACGTCACAGCAGCATCAGTGCCACTCCCTCCCCGACGTCCCAGCGTGCCATTACCACCAAGGCGCGACACAGCTCAAAAGGCACAGGGCAGCATACCTCTGCCTCCGCAACGTCCTAGCGTGCCGTTACCACCAAGGCGCGACACAGAATACAAGGCACATGCACAGGATCTTGCCGCGCGCCGCGCGGCTGTGAATGAATCACCTGGTATGGGTGATAGGATCGTGTTTGAACTGGCAGATGGTCGAGCATTTGAAGCATCTGTGGCAGAAGTCAGAGGCAACAGCGTGGTGGTTGATCTGGATGAAACAGCACATCAATGGTTAGAGGAATCACCAGATCACAGCCATCTCAAGATCCAGGGTGCCAGCATGATCAGCCCAGTGGCCAAGGCATGGAATGACATGATAGATGATCTAGACAGTGACACTCCGCAGGGCTGGGCACAGCTGTTCCGTGCTAAGCAACAGGGCACAGAAGCCGCACGCAAGTGGGGCAGGCTGTGGAGGCAGCAGCACACCGCACTGGGAGACACAGTTAGCCACGACGAGCAGCGGGACTGGGAACAGAAAGTGTCTGACTATCTCTCAGAAGACATCAACGAAGATATCAGCGAGCAGGAGCACATGATACGCAAGACTCTGAACAGCAAGGATCGTGTGCTGACCAAGATCTACATGGATGCTCGCCGCAACGGCGTGCCACTCAGGCAGTATGCACAGGACTTGGCAGTGAAAGCTGGCATGCCCAGGGATCACTACTGGCAAAAGATCAAGCCTCTGGTCAACGAGCAGCTGCTCAGCGAATCAGACGCTCACGCCATGCTATGGCCTATCATCACCAAGGTGCTGGGACGCAAGCTCTACACTGGCAAGAACGCAGCTGATGTGTATGCATCGCACACTGACGATGGCTTGGAGCTGCACGGTGCGGTCACTCGCGGCCTGCATGGCAACGAAGAGCTAGAGCTAGAGCAGGCTTTCCACGATGCTGGCATACCCATAGAAAAGGTCAAGATAGAACCTGACATGATACGCATCAGCCTGCGTGGCGAGATCCACGAAAACACTGCTGATCCCTATTCGCGACAGACCAAGTACTACATCGTGCGCAAGAACGCTGGGCTCAACACCATACCCGGCAAGGCAGGCAGCCACACCATGGCAGCAGCACGCAAGCAGCTGGACAAGATGCCAGATGCTGAACACTACGAGATACGTGCGATAAACACTACCAAGATACCGCAGCAATCGCAGGTGGACGAAGGTCTCATGGACACTCTGAAGATCCTGGCTCTGCTGGGGCTGGGCGCCTATGGCATCAATGCTACCCTGGACTCCATGAACGCACCCAGCAAGACGCCTTTGGGCCGTGCGCTGGCAGCAGCAGCACAGCAGGGGGACAAGAGCGCAGCCAAGTACTTGGCCAACCTCGACACTTACATAGAAGCCAACGATGGCAACACCCTGGCCATGCTCAAGGACACCTACCTGGACGGCCCAAAGAGCGGCGTCAAGGAAGCCAAGTACCATGGGCGCGAGGTCAAGCTAGGCAAACCCATACGCACCAACACCGGCAGCGGCGGCAAGTTCAAGGTCTATGTCAGGGATCCCAAGACTGGCAACATCAAGATGGTGAGATTCGGTGACACCACAGGGCTCAGCATCAAGAGAGATGATCCCAAGCGCCGCAAGAGCTTCCGAGCTCGCCACCACTGCGACAGCCCCGGTCCAAGGACCAAAGCTCGTTACTGGAGCTGCAGGATGTGGACTCGCAAACCTGTGGGCAAGATACTCAAGGGCAAATAAGCCATAAATACCTGTGGGGAACTGCTGATGCGAATCCATGATCTATACGGCGACCTGTTTGAAAGCGCACCCAGCGTTAGCAAGGTAGTGGCCGGATTGCCTCCCAGCTTCCAACACAGCATGCCTGCCACACATTCATTCCCAGACATAGATAACTACTACGGTTTTTACAGATTCGTCATAGCCATGGCCGGCGAACCAGATGATTCTAATATACCGCTGCAGAGCAACATGCGCGACATACCACTGGCTGTGGCCTATACCAAACAAGAACATGATATGATACATAAGACGGCTAGGCGCATGGGATCAAAAGCCATAGAGCTAGCTTATCAAGGTAGCCACGAGCTGCCAGATACCTATACTAAAAGTCCTGTGATGAAGTTCAAGATGGATGAAAATCAACAGCACAAGCTAGCAGGTCTCATCAAGCTCAGCGAGGCCATGACGCATGAAGCTGAGTGATCTCTTCGAAGGTTTTCCCACCGGCAAGATCCGCCGCAGCGTCAAGGACACGCTGCCCATGATAGGGGTGATACCAGAGATCGACAACGGCAACCTCTACCTAAACTACAGATTTGGCACCACGCTGGCTTCAGCACTGGCTGTGGCCAATGGCGAGCATCCCTACAACAAGCAGATACCTTGGCACACCATGCAGACCGTGGCACCTTACACTCAGCAGGAGCTGGACATAGTCAAGCTGGCCTGCGCTCAGAGTGGTTTCACGCTGGACATGCTGCATGACGATGCCAGCCACGAACCAGACTGGGTCAATACCAAGAGCCCAGTGGCGCATCTGCCCATGCTGGAGAGCCGCAGGCTGTTGGAAGCATTTGGCAAGCAGAAGCTGAGCACTGACATACAGGACACGCTACCACCCGTGATAGTGATACCTGAGCTGAACAGCGGCAACAACTATCCGCAGTATCGTTTCATGACCGTGATGGCCAGCATCAGAGCCATCAAGGACGGTGACGTGCCCTATCGCAAGCTGCAGCCATGGAGCAACAGCCTAGCCGTGGTTGGTTACACTCCCGAGGACATCGAAACCATACGCATGGCAGCTGCTGAGGCAGGTTTTGCCATAGATGAGATCAACAGCAGCATCAGCCACGAACCAGACTGGGTCAACACTGTTAGCCCAGTGATGAAGTTCAAGATGCTGGAAGCCGCAGGCGACGGCATGCTACATGTGCCCAAGAGCCCACTGATACACAATCTCAGCAGCGCCGATGATGATGCGCAGAGCTATCAAGACACGCCCACCAGAGGCAAGCCGCAGATCTTGGTGGTGTACCCAGGTCGTTTCCAGCCTCTGCATCGAGGCCACAAGGCAGTGTATGACGATCTGGTCAAGCAGTTTGGTCCCAACGTGTACATAGCCACCAGCAACAAGACCGACCCCGACAAGAGCCCGTTTGATTTCGCTGACAAGCAGAGCATGGCCCGTGCAGCAGGCGTACCCAGCGACAAGGTGGTGCAGGTCAAGAACCCTTACAACCCCGCGGAGATCACTGGCCTTTTTGAGCCCAGCAACACAGTGCTGCTCATGGCTGTGGGTGCCAAGGACATGGACACAGACCCTAGGTTCAAGCTGCCTGACCAGGGCCTGGCCAAGAAGAAGGACGGCAGCCCTGCTTATCTGCAGAAGTGGCCAGAGCTGCACAGGGCCAAGACCATGGACCAGCATGGCTACATCGTGGCTGCGCCAACCAAGGAATTTGAAGTGCTGGGTGAACCAGCCACCAGCGCCACTGAGATACGTGCGCAGTATCGTGACTCAGATCCCAGCCAGCGTGACCAGATCATCACAGATCTCTATGGCAAAACCAACAAAGACCTACGACGCCTGTTCGATGCCAAGCTAGCGGCAATGAGCGAGGACCAAAAGGCCTATCTGCAGAACCCTTTGGATCCGGAAGGTGACACCAACGGACCAGGCAAGACTGGTGATCAGTGGGTAGAGTCCAGTTCCCATGCAAGAAACACACCAAAACTCACAAAAATCTCCAAGCATATCAGCGAGAAAGCAGGGACTAAATCAGCCAAACGCACCAACGAAGCTGCTAGCAGGATCAACGACGATTGGTTCCGCAACGGGTCGTTCAAGACTTGGAAGAATCCCACACCTGTGAAGTATGAGATCGCAGACACAGCTGGCACCGTGGACACGCTGGAAGGTCCCATGCGTCACGATGCTGGTCACTACATCATGACTGGTCCCAAGGGTGAGCGCTATCCCATCACTGCTGACAAGTTCAAGACATTGTATGACGACAATGGCAACGGCACTGCCACTCCCAAGCGCGTGGAAAAACTGGCCAAGGTGGCTGACCACGACGGTGTGCTGCACACCAGCTGGGGCGATCTGGCCTATACCACTGGCAACGACTACATAGTGCGACACGGCCCCGGTGACTACGGTGCTGTTAAAGCAGACATCTTTGCCAAGACCTATCACATGCCAACGCAGCTGTCAGAATCAGCCGGCGTCAGTGAGAACGATTTGTTAGATGCCATGCGCAAGTTTTTGATCATTGCCAAGGAAGAGATCGGTCTTGAGGCTTTGCCCAAGATCAATTGGAGCTGGGATGACAAGGTCGCTCCAGACAGCCCCAGCTTTGGCCGCTTTACCAACACAGACAAGAGCATCAAGATCATCATGCGCAATCGCCATCCCATAGACATCATGCGCACGCTAGCACACGAACTGGTGCATTACAAGCAGGATGTTGAACACAGGATCGGCCCGGACAGCGGTGAGACTGGCAGCCCCATTGAAAATGAAGCCAACGCTCTGGCTGGTCAGATCATGAGGCGCTTTGACCATGAGAATCCCCAACTGTTTGCTCTTTCTGCTGTTACACCTTAAGCTGTCATAGAGCCTATCTGAGAGATGTGGATATGTTGTTTCTACTACTGTTCCTGCTGATCATAGCTGTAATCTGTCGGCAATCGGTGCTGGTAGAGACTCTGGCAGCAGTGACTCTGCTGCTGTTCATAATACCAATGCTGTTGGTATTCCTGCCATTCTGGGTGCTGTTCCTGTTCATCATACTGGGCAGCAGCGTGGGGTTAGATTGAAGATCGTCTATGCCTGCGGCGACAGCCACACAGCAGGAGGCGAGACTGCCGACCATCTGCTGTGGCCCGATCAGCATCCTGGATTCTACGGCTTAGATGACCTAGCGCTCAGAGACCCGAGGCAGCTGCAGAGATGGCGAGAATTCAGGGAACGCAGGCTGCGTGCAGCTGATCCAGTAAACAATGATGCTTGGCAGGTAGCTGAGAATGCTCATGCCTGGCCCACCAAGCTTGGGCGCGAGCTCAGCGACAGCCAAGTGATCAATGCTGCTGTGATAGGTCAGAGCATGGACTGGGTAGCCAGGCAGACTATCACCGACATTGGCGATCTCATAGACAAACACGCTGCTCGCGACATCACAGCTGTGATACAGCCACCCACTCACGTGCGCATGCAGACCTATGATTCAGCCAACGCCCGATGGCGCAGCTTCCAGCTGGGCATAGTCGGTGACATGGATCCGCATGTGCATGGCTGGTTCGTGGCCAACGAGGACGAGTGCAGCCTGCTGACCAGATGGATGCTGAACCTCATAGGGCTCTGTGGTACCATGGACTATCTGCATGTGAGGATCATACTGATCAGCGCAGGCATGCCAGACATGGCAGATGTGCTGGAACAACACAGGGTAGCATCGGCTCTGCGCGGCGACACCAGCTCAGCTGGTGTGAGACGCATCTATGACAGCCTTTGTGGCCACAGATGGCATCCGCGCAGCATGAGGGACATGGCCAAGCTGGTCAACAAGCCGCACTGTCCCGATCTGCACTGGCGCAGCGAAGTTCACACTGTGCTGGCACAGGATCTAGCCGATAGCTACGACCTGTAAGGGTGGGAATCCATTGAAAGCTATGGTGCTGTAGGTGCTGGTATAAGCACCACAGGTCCATATGATCACTCTGTCACCAGACGTGAGGCTCACAGGGAAGTCTACCTTGTTGCGCTCGTAGAGCACGTCAGCGCTGTCACAGGTTGGACCTGCCACGATGCAGGGCGAGGTTGGCTCTGACTCCTTGTCTAGCACCGTGAACTGATACTTGATGCTCTCACCTTCTGCTTCTGCCAGACCGCTGAAGCGACCCACGTTGAGATAGACCCAGCGCACGGGATCACCCGGGGTCTTGCGGCTGACCAACACGCATTCTGCTGCGATAGCACCAGCCGAACCTGTCATGCCTCGGCCTGGCTCAGCCATGATGTATTCCACGCCTTCAAAACGCCGTTCAACTTCTGCCATGAGGGTGGCACCATAGGTCTGGCTGTCCGTGATGTCCACGCCGTAGTAGGCTGGGAACCCTCCGCCGATGTTCAACAACCACAACCTGTGACCCTCTGCTCGGGCGTCATGCCATATGGCTGACACGGTGTCCAAGCAGTCATACCACATGTAGGGATGCTTGGTCTGGCTGCCCACGTGGAAGCTGAGACCCACTGGTGCCAAACCCAGTGTCCTGGCCAGATCCAACAGCGGGATGGCATAGCTGGTGCTGCAGCCAAACTTGCGGCTCAGTGGCCATTCGGCTTCGGCGCTGCTGACCAACAGGCGTATGAACACTTCACAGCCCGGCGCATGCTCAGCCAGCTTGTGCAGCTCTTCCTCGGAGTCTGCGCTGAACAGAGTGATGCCCTGCGCATGTGCCCAGGCTATGTCCTGTGATCGCTTGATGGTGTTGCCATAGCTGATGTGCCCAGGCTTGGCTCCTGCAGCAAAGCACATTTCGATCTCTTGAGTGCTAGCAGCATCAAATCTGCAGCCCAGCTTGACCAAGCGAGCCAGTATGGCAGGATGAGGATTGGCTTTCACAGCATAGTGTATGTGTGCTGTGGGCATACCTGACTTGAGCTCTGCATAGTTTGATTCGACCTTGTCGATGTCTAGGACCAGCGTGGGCACGTCAAAGGTATTGGAGCGGATGTAGTCTTCTAGCTTGTTCATGTCAACCCCCATAAATTCACGTGCATGGGGGTTGTGGCCCTTGCGCTCGGAGGTTTTATTTATATTATAGATCTAGGAGAAAAGCAACCGTAAAATGCGGTATGAACATAGCATTCATAGGTGATAGTTTCTGTGCCAGCAAGAACTCCAAGGCATGGACCGAGCTGGTAGCCGCGCAGCTGGGAGCTACAGTGTTGTGCCAAGGTCAGGGAGGCGTCAGCATATGGCACAGCTACCAACAGCTGCTGGCACACATGGACCACCTGCAGCTGGCTGTGCTCTGCTACACTGATGAGTATAGGCTACCAAATCCCAGTGGCTATCCCATCAACCTGGGCAGCGTCAAGTACCATATCAGCGGCCAGCAGGACCAGTATTATCAGACCAGCTTTCCCCACAAGCAGGTCTGGGAAGCTGCTGCTGCCTACTACGATCATCTCTTGGTACCAGAGTATCATCAGCTGACACACAGGCTGATCATACAGCACATGGACGGCCTGCTGGCAGCACGACGTATAAGAGCCGTGCACTTCTTCAGCTTTGAGCATCAGCCGCTGAGCTTTGCCAGCGGTCCCTGCTGCGATCAAGGTCTCTGGGAATGGCTGCAGAGCTGTGGCAAGACCAGCATCGCGCACGACAGCGACGAGAACCACATGAGCTGGCCACAGAACCAACACGTGGCCGACGTGGTTAGCAGGCTGCTGGCCAGTGATAGCAGGGAGAGTTTTGCGCTGGACCGCGTGCGCTATCACCGATAAATATCGCCATGCGCATAGATGATGTAAACACTGAAGCCATACAGCTCACACCTCGCAGCGAGAAAGCTCGAGCGTGGATAGACAGAGTATATGCGCTGTATCCGCAGACTTGGCAGCACAACCACGTGATGGTGCTGGGTGGTGAGGGTGATGATCAGCAGTTTGCCATGTTTGAGCTGGAGCCCAGCCTGAGCAAGCGCGATGCCGTGGAAGTCAAGTGGTTCCAAGCCTATCCTCTGCGACAGGGTGTTGGCAGCCGCGCCATGCGCACCCTGCAGGATCTAGCACAGCAAGATGGCATCACACTCACGCTCTATCCCTGGAACAAGGGACAGGTCAGCCAAGGCAATCTGGTCAAGTTCTATCGCAGGTCAGGGTTCCGACCCACTGCCAAGGGTGCCAAGACCATGGCCTGGGAGCCCAGCGTGATGGAAGCCAAGCTAACCAACCGAGATCCCGTGGAGCGTTGGATCGCAGTGTTCAAGGCCAGCACACATCCCAAGTTCAAGGGCAAGAGCTCAGCAGAACGCGAGAAGATGGCACGCATGGCACAGTATCGCGCCGTGCAGAACAAGAAGACATTTGAAAACATGGACCACAGCAAGGACTCACAGGCAGTGCCAGAGCTCAAGGCAGCACTGCTGAGCCGCAAGCGACTGATCAAGAGCAAGTCCGGCGACAAGGATGCTGTGTATGACATCATCAACGGGCTCATGACCAGCATAGCCAAGGCACACGGCATCAGCGGACAGAAGCTGCATGACATGTGGGTTGACCAATATGATGAGATACCAGACACTTGGATACTGCATGAACACCGCGGTGTGCCAGCGGAAGCAATGCTAGCCAAGCAGCACGGCGTGGGAGTGGCCAAGATCAAGCAGCTGCTGGCCCAGGGCATCAAACATGAGCTGGCTCAGGCCACGGATCGCGCGGCGGCCCGAGAGATGGCTCTTGAAAAGCTGCAGCATGATCTGGGCCACTACGACCTCCTGGAAGAAGCAGCCAACATGACCACTGCTGCGCTGAGAAACCGGCTCAACAAGCTGATGGCGGAAGATCAGGCCTACGCTGATGCCACACAGCGAGCACCGTGGCAAGAAGGCGTGTGGCGCTTCATCACTGCCAACAAGGCACAGATATTCTCAGATCTCGGTGACAGTGGCAACGGTGACTATCCCAGCGCACCGTTCGCTGCTTGGTTGCTGGTACAGCACATGGATGCGCATCCTGAACGCCAGGCAGCTTTCTACAAGCTGCTGAAGAGTGCCATACCAAACCATCCCAAGCTGCAGTTCCTGCGTGACAGAGCAGCTGTGAACCAATGGATCATGCAGCACTATCAAGAGCCCCAATTCCACAGGGACGGCAAGCCCTTGGCCAATCCGACCTCAGACGTGCGTGATCACAGATTATTCAAGGATGCTGGCATCAAGGCTGCTAGCAGGCAAGAGGCGCTAGACAATGCTGTGGCAGCTGGCAACAAGCTGTTGGTGGCAGCAGTAGAAGCCACAGGTGCCAAGACGCAGCCCAGCTACACTCAACAGACCAAGGAAAGCATGGAAGAAGCTGCGATCGATACCACGGAATACGGTGGTTGGATCACACCTGACAAGCAGATAGAATACGTGGACACGCATGACCACGCCGCTCACGTGGCACGCCATCACAACTTGGACTATAACGAAGCCTTCCTCGATGGCTTCCTGAGATTCGCTAACCACAGCCGCACCAACACATTCTCGGTGGAAGGCATGCTGCCTGTGTTGCGCAAGACCTACCGCATGTGGGCTCCCACTGCGCTGGCAGCTGACAGGGTCTACGTGGACATCTACAAGTGGCAGGACCACATGGCGAACCAAGGATTGACACCGCACATGATGTTCAGGCCCCAGGATGGCGACAAGCCACAGATCATCAACAGCTTTGGACCTCAATCAGCCCAGTTGTCAGAAGGTACCAAGCGCAAGGCCAAGACTCTGATAGATGGCATGATCAAGAGCCTGATCAAGCAGGGCCGCACTCGCGATGAAGCCATAAGCGATCTCAAGAAGCAGGTTGACAGCAGATTCTACGAGGCAATTGATCTGCTGGCCAACGGTGACATACTTGAAGAGAATCTCAGAGATTGGTTCAAGCAGAAGTGGGTGCGCTTTGGACCAGACGGCAAGATCAAAGGAGACTGTGCTCGCGGCAGCAGCAAAGAAGGCAAGCCCAAGTGCCTGCCACAGGCCAAGGCACATGCCCTGGGCAAGAAGAAGCGTGCTACCGCAGCACGCCGCAAGCGCAGGGAAGATCCCAACGCCAATCGCAAGGGCAAGGCTAAGAACGTGAGGACCAAGGAAAGCATCGCAGAAAACTCAGCACTGAGGTCAGCCACCATGCGAGTGCAGCGCATGCTCAACGACAGATTTGGCGCCAACTTGGACATAGATGGCATCCTTGGTCCTCTCACGCTGGCCAGCATCAACCAGTTCATGCCCGCAGCGGGCTTTGGTCCCGCTGACGATCCCAGCCGCACCACTGCGGTGCAGGGCGGGGAACTCAAGACCGAAAGCTGCCCACACTGCGGCGGTGTGATGTATGAAGCCAGCCAGATGATGGAAAAGAAAGACGCCTGCTACTACAAGGTCAAGAGCAGGTACAAGGTATGGCCCAGCGCCTATGCCAGCGGTGCGCTGGTGCAGTGCCGCAAGAAGGGTGCCAAGAACTGGGGCAAGCACAAGGCCGAGGAAGCACTGCGCGAGGATGAAGACTACCACAGCGAGATCAAGATGAACCAGCTGATTGACAACGTGACGCACATGCTGGATCACGGTCAGGCCTATGATGCCCTAGAGACCATGGAGAGCTGGGACGCTACGGTTGACAGCGATCCGCGCCTCAGCGCACTCTGGGATCAAAACATGGATCAACTGGCCAACATGTTCATCCAGGAGCTCAAGGATGGCAGCGGTGATCCCCATGCGCTGGGACAGATAGCTGAGATGATCGCACGCATCGGCATACCCATGCCCAATCACAAGATATCTGCTATCCTAGACAGCAAGAGCCTGTTGATCAACAGGCTGGTCAGCAAGGACCTTCGGTATTCGTCTCTGCTGCAGGTGGTGCAGTCACTGGGGGCCATGGAACATTGGGGACTGCACTATTATCTGGAAGATTTCGTTGACGTGGAAGATGACAAGGCAGAAGTGATACGCAGCCTGCTCAAGCTCTACAAGAGTGGGCGGGGCAGCGACGTGTCAGAGATAATCGATAGGCTGCGGCGCGAGGGCCACGAATGGCCAGAGTTTGCCAGCTTTGACAAGAGCATGGGTGCTGGCAAGCTCACCGAGACTCGTGATGCTGCTTTGAAATGGCTCAAGAGCTATCTGCCTGCATGGCCCGATTATGTGGTGCGTGATTGGATGTACAATCATTTCAGAGGCGAGTGGGCTGCCAGCGGCGATGATCCCAAGACTGTGATACAACGCACCCTGGATGGTGAGGGCATGACTCCACAGACGCGTTGGAAGTTCGTGCCAGATTTCCATTTCACGTTTGATAGCCTGGATCCAGACACGGTGCGCCGCATCAAGGAGAGACAAGGCGGCACTGTAAATCCCTATGGTATTCCCAAGGATGCTGAACGCCATGCCACTCAAGCCACGCTGGCAGCACAGCAAGGCGGTGTCAGGGATGAACCCGTGATACTCAAGAAGGTAGGCGATCAGTATGAGCTGATAGAAGGCTGGCACAGGACCATACAGCACTTCAAGCAGTTCCCAGATGGTTACAAGGGTCCTGCGTGGATCGCGCTGGATGCCAAACCAGTCAATGAAGAAGAACAAGACAAGCAAATCACATGGACCAAACCAAACCTTGATTTTGAGTGGGAAGAGATACCGTTCCAATCCAAGGCTGCCGGCGTGCCTAACGAAGTACGGCAGTATCTACAGCAGCATTTCCCTGACAAGGCTACTTGGCTACGCACAGCACAACAGGGAAGGGTGGTCACGATTCCCGCAGATCACTCACTTGACATAGAGAACTCTCCACATGATGAAGCATCATTGATGCATGCTCTGAGATCAGACCAAGACCCAGGCGGACCTGGCAAGGCGGCCAGAGCTGAACAAGCCTTCCGTGAACGATCCGTGGAGATGCCAATCATCCTCAACACAGGCGATAGGCTGTGGTTGATCGGTGGCAAGACACGCTTGGGATATGCCAATTACATCCTCAAGATTCCAGCCAAGGTATGGATGATAGGTGACAACCTCAGCGAAAACTTCGCAGATGGCAAAGGCAAGATAACTCTCTACACAGATCCAAATTACTATGGTGCCGAGGTAGACGATTCAGCGGGCAAAGGCAAGCCGGTTATACAGGTACCATTGTCAAAACTCGTGGGATTTGAACCAGACGAGAAGATGAAAAGCGCCAAGAGCAGTGCTAACATGGAAAAAATGGTCAAGCTGATCAAGTCAGGCAAAGGCAGCGACCTGCCTCCAATATTGGTCAGGCGATATGAGGGCGGTTATCAAGTGCTTGACGGGCATCACAGATATCACGCTTACACCGCAGCCGGTGCCAAGACTATCCCTGCCAAGCTGATACCAGCTGATGAGATCAAGATCATAGACAAAGCTACAATCAACGAAAACTTCGCAGACGGCAAGGGTCCGGGTCGCAAGGGTGACAGTGGTCGTCACGGTATTCCAAAGCATGCTACCATAGCACAGCTGGAAAAAGCCGCAAAGGCATCAGGTCGCAAAGGCCAGCTAGCACGCTGGCAGTTAAACATGCGCCGTGGTCGTGCCAAGGCACACGAGTCTGAAGAACCAATGACTGCTGATCAATGGCAGGCTCTGCGCAAGGAAGATCCTCGCAGCTATCTGGGTATCAAGGACTATCGCAATCGCAAGTGGTGGGAGAGCCATTTCAAGGCAGCCATGGCACAGGCCAGGGTCAAGGGAGAACCACGCTTTGAGTTCCCTCCTGGCACCAACATGTGGTACATGGTCACCAAGAACCCGCTGGAAGAAGGCAGTCCCCCGCATGGCACGCCTGAGAACGAGCTGGCCATGATGAAGGCACGCACCAAGCCTGCTGTGACCTTCCTCGACATGGGCCAGTACGAAGAGATGTACGAACCCAACATGGAACTCTATGGTTGGATCAAGCAGAAATGGCGCTTGCCCAACATGGATGTCGGCTACTATGTGATAGGACAGCCTGGGCAGGAAGCCAGAGTCAAGCGCATAGGCCAGCTGATCTATGACATGAACAAGAATGGCCAGAACCCCACCGCAGACTATCACCGAGAGCTGGGACGACTGCTGGGCTACAGCGAAGCAGACATCAACGGTTTCCTCAAGGATCTCGAGCAGCAGAATTGATCTAATCTTGCTTGCGTGTTAAACTGCGCCATGACCACAGTGTTATTCAGCATACCCGTGCATGAGAGCAACGATACCATACGTGACACCATAGTCAACGTGCGGCGGTTCGCGGGCCAAGAACATCCAATCATGCTGCATGTCAGTGCCAGCTGGGCTGGGTTTGATGCTAGCATAGGCCAGTTGCCCAACGTCTACGTCAATCCACAGAGATGGTCCACGGCACACGCGCACAGCCAAGTGCCCACGCATGTGAGCAGCTTCCTGCAGGCAGAAGGGCTTGGTCTTCGCTTTGATAGGATGGCTATCATGCACACCAGCGAGCTGCTGATACGCCAAGGCATGCCAGATCACATCAGCGCCTATGACCACAGCGCATGGTTCACGCCAGACACGCAGCCAGTGGATCCACTGTGGCCGCCCATGAACCACGTGCGTCAGCTGGCACCGGGATTCCGCAGCTATCTAGGCAACCTCTTGGAAGGCAGCTGGTACAGCCGCAGTCTGTTCCACGACATGTGCGCATGGATCATGCGGCGCTGGAGCCTAGCTGATCTCATGCTGCCTGTGGCTCTGGAAGAGAGCCTGTTTCCCACGCTGGCCTGGGACCTCACCCAGGGTAGCCCATACAGCCATCCCTACTGTGCGTTCAAGCATGATCAGCACTTCCTGGCCGATCGCAGCTTCATAGAGGACATATGTGCTGGACGGCCCGTGACCTTCTGGCAGCCACACAACTTCGTCTATGACTATGCTCCGTTTCCCAGCCAAGGCATCTTCAGCGTGAAGCGCATCGACCGCCGCTTGGAAGATCCCATGAGGATGATGGTGCGACAGCTGTGATCAGTTAAATATTCATATGATCACAGAAAGCGCTCCCCTCACACTGGATGGCAGCTTCGCTCGCAGCCTCATGCTCAGCAAGCTATGGCTCTGCAGGCAGCTCAAGCAGCTGATGCAGGACCAGGACATCTCACGTTTCAACAAGGTATACAATCTGGGCAGCTGGTACGGCAACATGGCTCTGTTCATGTTGGTCAAGCACGTGCCGTTCAGGGTCATGGTTGATGTTGATCTAGACAGCAGCTATCTGCGCACCAGCCAAAGGCTGCTACCCCGCCTCTACCACAGCGGCAGATTGATCAGCTTGGCCTGCGATGCCAATCGCTTGGTCTATGACCTACAGCCGCCCAGCTGCGTGATAAACTGCAGCACCAACAACATGCGCAACGCAGGATGGCTGGCAAACATAGCCACGGGAACCTTGGTGGCGCTGCAGGGACGCAGCCACGAACCACAGAACAGGTTCAACACCGTGCGCAGCCTCAGAGAGTTTGATCAAGAATATCCGCTGTCAGAAACTCTGTTCCTGGGTGAGATACCTCTGCGCGATCCCGATGACAGCTACACGCGGTGGATGAAGATCGGTATAAAGTGACCCATAAATATCCGCAGGGAGCTGACTCATGGCGTTGCTGATTGGTGCTGGACAGAGATATGACAGAGTGATAGGCGTGGGCGGTGTCACTACCAGCACCGATGGTTATCTCTGGAGCAGTTCAAGCCAGATCACTCAGCCATTCCCACCAAACATGCGAGCCCAGGGTGTGGCAGGCAACAGCACTGGCACGGCATTCGTGGCCATCAGCAACACTGGTTGGAGCGCCACAAGCACAGATCTGTTAACATGGCAGGCCAACAGGCTGTTGGCGGGCAACTTCTCACCGCTGGGCATCAGCTGGGGCGAGAACGGCAGCGGTGCGCGGCCACTGTTTGTGCTAGCTGGTTCGCGGATCTACAACGATGACAACACTCTGCCAGGCGAGTACGAGCTGGGCGATCAGATCGCACAGATACTGATCAACGAGACTGGCAGCCCCTATGGCTGGGACCAAGCATTTACACATCCATTTGCCAACAGCTGGTTCCACAACGTTCGCTATTTTGAAAACATCATGGTCGACAGCGTGCCCTGCACCGTGTGGGTAGCAGTAGGACAGGTAAACGGTCAGCCGGACATATGGTTCACTCAAAACGTCAACTGGGACGTGAACACAGGTGCTCCTGATATCAACACATGGCAGAGAGTGGCCATCCCTAGTGGCTTGGTTAACCGACCATTGTATGACGTGACTGACTACCAAGGCACGCTATACTTCAGTGGCCGGGGTGTGGTCATAAACACCTCAGATCTTGGCACACCTGTGTGGCAGAGCAGCCCATTCTTCAGCGCTGTGAGTGATCTCATCAATCCAACCAGCAGCATGCTGCTGGGCAGCGTCTATGACAGCAACACCAACACAGTGCTGGGAACCAACTTCTATTACAGCGCCGATCTGCCCGTGAGCCAGGGCAACCACAGCCTCAGTGATTTCCTTAGCATAGCCAGCAACCCTGACGGCCAACTGGCAGCAGCCAGCAGTGGCGGCTTGATCTACAGCAATGATCGCATCGGCTGGACAGCCACAGTGATATCTGGCTATTGGTTCCAGAGCATGATCTGGTTCCAGGACCACTGGGTGGCCGGAGCCTACAGCGATCTCACGCAATACACCTATTGGACCAGCACGGACGGTGTCACTTGGTTGCCATGGAACAACGGCGTGCAGATCTATGGTCTCTGGGGCAGCGACACCGTGACAGTGACTAGCACTGGCAGCAATCTCTTGCTGAGCCAGAGCTCCACGGTGGTCAAGAGCTCACAGCTTGACAACAGTGACCTAGCAGCTTAACATAGCTTGACATCAACCATTTGGAGCAAGACATGAGCATCGGAACCCTGAGCGAGAGCGACAAGGCCAAGATCAAGGAATTGATTAATCAAGGCGTGGCCATCACGCGCGACGTGGAAACGCTGAAGGAAGGCCTCCGTGACACGGTAGATGCCGTGGCACAGGAGCTAGAGATCAAGAAGACCACGCTCAACAAGGCCATACGCACTGCCTACAAGATGCAGGAAAACCGCGATGCGCTGGCAGAAGGCCGCGAAGAGCTGGACGAAGTCGAAGAGATCCTGCTGATCGCTAACCGCAGCTGACATGAGCAGCTGGATAGCCATAACCGGTGGATGCGGCTATGTGGGCAGCCACATAGCTGCGGAAATCAGGCGCACCAC